ATGCCCTTAGCGATGATGGCAACTACGGCGACACGGACTTCACTGTCAAGAGTGGCGTTGAAACGAAATGGTATGCGATGTCCGCCAATGCTGTTGGCGAACTCGTGACCATCAGTGCCACGCCGCTCGGTTAATCTGGCAGAACGCAAACAGGAGAAATGAAAAAATGAAAGCTCTGACTCGCTCTGAAACGAATGCCATTCTTGCTAACTACGCAACGAAGTTTGGCATTCACTTTGACGTCAGCCAAGCGGCTGATGGCCAAATTGTGTTTATGGACCCGGATTGGGCCCACAACATCAATGTTGCTATGGACGCTCAGCCGGCACTGGTAACTCAGTCGTCAAGCGGCATCCCGGCCTTCTTGACTTCCATCGTTGATCCGAACATCCTCAAAATCCGTCAGGCCGCGAACAACGCTGCTCTGATCTTCGAGGAAGTGAAGAAAGGCGATTGGACCACTGAGTCAGCTTTGTTCCCGGTCGTGGAACGCGGCGGCACGGTGACTTCCTATGGCGATCATAATGCCGGCGGCAACACCACGGCAAACATGAACTTCCCCGCCCGCAATCCGTACCTCTTCCAGACCATTTGCATCTGGGGTGAGTTGCAGCTTGCTCGCGCGGGCCTCGCGAAGATTTCCTGGGCTTCGGAAATCCAGGGTGCGGCTGCTGACGTTCTCGCGAAGTTTGAAAACCTTGTCTACTTCAAAGGTATGCAGGGTCTTCAGAACTACGGCATCCAGACTGACCCTGACCTGCCGGCGGCTATCGCCCCGGCTCCGAAGGCTAATGGCGGATTGGCGTGGCTCTCGGGTATGGCCCCGAATGCTACCGCCAATGAAATCTTCCAGGACATCCAGACCTTGGTCAACCAATTGATCAGCCAGTCGGCTGGCTTGATTGATACCAAGTCGAAGATGAAACTGTGCTTGTCCCCGTCTCGCGAAGGAGCGTTGACTGCTACCAACTCCTTCAACGTCGGGGTCATGGACTTGCTCAAGAAGAACTACCCCAATATGGAAGTTGTTAGTGCCATTCAGTATGGCGCCATCACCTCCCAGAACCCCCAGGGTGTTGCGGCTGGCGAAATGGTGCAGTTGATTGCTCCGGATGCCGGCAGTCAGGCCACGGGTTGGGTTGCGTTCAGCGAGAAGCTCCGCACGCATCGCGTTGTTCTCGACATGAGCGCCTTCAAGCAGAAGTACACGTCAGGCGTCTATGGCGCGGTCATTCGCCAGCCTTTCGCAGTTGCAACAATGATCGGCATCTAATAAGGAGGCTACCAATATGAACGCACAAGCGCAACCTCGGCAAAAGTCGGGCGATACCGTTACCGTGATCTGCAAAATCCCGATGGGTATGATCCTTCATATCCACAAGGCCGAAGATATCACGGAAGTCACACCAGCGGGCAACCGGAAAACTGTTCGTCACTTTCCGGATGAGAAGGCGGGAACCGTTACCATCAACGGTCCCGCTCACGCCCAGAACGAAGCGCCCCGCTGCAAAGTTGTTGGCGGGTTTGCTTTGACGGAAGGAGTTTCCAAGGCCTTCTTTGACAAGTGGATGCAGCAAACAGGCATCGCCTTGCCGGCAGTGGAGAAGGGTTTGATTCAAGCCTTCCCGGATAACGCCAAGGCTTCAGCTGCGGCGCGAGAAAACAAGAAGGCCCTGGTTGGGCTGGAACGGCTTAATCCCAATGCTCTCCCGGATATGGGCGGGGGTTTCAAGATTAAGACCGATGAAGGCCAAGTCGCGGCAATCAATCTTACGGAGGAATAAAATGACGACGTCATCGGGCTGTGGAGGGGTGGTTGTATTTAACTATACTCTGTGGATCACTTCGTTCCCTGAGTTCGCTGCCGTTACACAACCGAGGGCGCAGTCATTTTTTGATCGGGTTACGACTGGGGGTTTTGTGGACAACACAACCCTCAGTCCAATCCAAAACTTAGCTGAACGAACGATCTTGTTGAACCTTGCAACTTGCCACATTGCCGTTTTGTCTGGGGCTCTAAGCCCAGCACAGGCGCAAACGGTTGGGCGGGTATCTTCTGCTACACAAGGTTCTGTGAGTGTAAATCTCGACTTTACGCCAAAGGGTGGCGCGCTAGCGCAGTGGTGGAACCAAACTCAGTACGGGGCGCAATTCTACGCGGCAACACTTCGTTATCGCACCGCCACTTACTTCCCGCCTCCAGCTGCGATTTCAACGCTTCCCTACTTCAACCGCTTCGGCCTCGGGATAAGGAGACGTTGATGTGGCGAAGATCGAAGGCGGCAACGGGCTGAATAGCGCCTTAAAAAACATCGCAACAAAACTACAGAACGCATCCTCTGTTGAAGTCGGCTTCATTGACGGGAGGACGTATCCTGATGGACAATATGTCGCAGCAATTGCGGCAGTCCAAGAGTTCGGCGGAACTATCCAAGTTCCAGAGAAAGAGACAACGATTTATCGGAAACTAGATAAAGAAGGCGAGCTAGCAAACAATGGGCGGTTTGTAAAACAATCTAAATCAAATTTCGCCACAACACACGTTGTCCCAGCCCACACGATAAACATACCACCTCGCCCTTTCTTTCGGAACATGATCAATAAGAGCTCAAAGAATTGGCCCGCGAACCTTATGACTGCGTTGAAGACAACTAAATTTGACGCGGAAAAAGCACTTGGACTTGTTGGCCAACACATCAGCGATGAACTCCAAGAGTCAATTAGAAGTAACACGCCACCTCCAAACGCCAAGTCAACAATAAAGGGCAAGGGCTCCGCCCGCACCCTCATAGACACCGGGCTCATGCTCGATAGTGTAACCCATCTCGTCAAATGAACAGGAGAACACATGACAAAGGCATATACGCTTTTTGACCCGAACTGGGGCAACATTCCTCTCGCGGTAGCTATCGCGGAAACGCCATTCAATCCGAACCCTTTGGTTGACGCGACCATTACCAACCCGACTATCACAAGCGGAACGATGGATGACACTCCCATCGGCCAGTCAACCTCGGCTAAGGGCTCCTTCACGACTTCGCAGATTGGCGCTCTCACGGCCACACAGCTTACAGCAACAACGGCGACAATCACCCGCGCTGGCCTAACCACATTGCAAGTCGGGTCGTTGAATGCCACCCAGATCGTAGCACTCTCGACTTGCCAGATTGCCTCTCTTACCACGACACAGATCGGAACCCTTAGCGCCACTATGCTCCTGGGCGCCGGAACGTTTACGTGTAATGGAGCGACTGGGGTATCAACGCAGGTTGGCGGCTTGACTTCAACCTCTGTCCTTCTCTTCTCGCTCAAGACCGTAGGCGGAACCGTTGGCGCTACACCGCGCGCCCTCTTCCCGCCCAATACCACCTCGGGCATTGTGGTTATCGCCGGCAGCGCGAGCGATACGTCAGTCTACAACGTCGCAGCAATCGGGTAAATTAAATGGACCTTCTCGCCATCACAACCCCAGCCATAGGTGTCGTCAACCCTCGGGTTCCGATGTCTTTGGAAGTCAGCACAGGGAATTCAATAAGCTCAGACGGTACGCAAGTGCCTACTTATGCTGACGCTGTGACTGTGATGGCGGAAATCCAACCTCTTACCTCGAATGACTTGCGGCAGTTGGATGCGCTGAATATCCAAGGATCGTTCCAGGCAATTTACATCGAAGGCCAGACAAGTGGCATCGTTCGTGCCGAGAATAAAGGCGGGGACCTTATCACAGATCAAAGCGGTAAGGTGTGGCTCGTCACTATGGTTCTTGAGTCTTGGCCGGATTGGTGCAAAGTTGCAGTTACGCTCCAACTCACCCCTGAAGAATAAGGAGATGGTCCATGGGACCTTTAAAGATGCTCCCGCTCGGGACACAGCAGATTTTGGCGGCGGGTCTTTCTGCCGCTGTCGGTCTTACGGTCCCGAATGGAACGAACATGGCGGTGTTGAGTATTGCCGGTGACTCTGGTGACTCAGTCAACTGGAGAGACTTCGGAAACCCGACTGACGCGATTGGAATAAATATTGCTGGAGGCCAGCCGCCATATGAATATTGGGGCAACGTTGCTGCTCTGAAATTCATCATAGCCACAGGCACTCCAATCCTCAACGTCTCTTACTACAAGATAGCCGGATGACAACAATCCCGACCCAATCAGCAATTGACACGGCCATAAGATCATTTTTGACGGCGGTTCTCCCGCCCGGTATTCCCATCATCAAGGGCCAGGTCAACCGGGTCGCGGAACCTTCTCAAAAAAACTATGTCGTGTTTTGGCCCCTCACCCGTTTTCGTTTGGGCACCAACATCGATAACTACAAGGATGCAGTCTTCACTGGCTCTATAGCCGGGGACGTTCTTACAATAACGGCAGTGGACCCTGCCTTCACCGGGCAACTCGGGGTCGGCATCTACATTTTTGGTGTAGGTGTAACGGACAATACACAGATCACAGCATTAGGAACAGGGACGGGAGGAGTAGGCACATACATAGTGTCCCCGTCACAAACAGTTTCGAGTAGCCAGCTTGCTGCCGGGACTGCGAACTTGATGCAAAAGACTAAGCTACACGTCCAGTGTGATGTACACGGGCCGGAAAGCTCTAACAATGCCGTCGCAATTGAAATTGCGATGTGGGATGATATAGCCAATCGTTTCTTCAATCCGGATGTTAGCGGGGTTGCGCCGCTCTATGCTGATGATCCTCGCCAGTCTCCTTTCGTCAACGGGGAAAATCAGTTTGAAGACCGATGGGTTGTTGATATCTATGTTCAGACAAACCAAACAGTCTACTTCTCTCAACAGTTTGCTGCTGCGGTGGACGTTGATGTTATAAGCGTTGCTGCGCAGTATCCTCTCACTTAATCATTCAAAAGGAGACAAACCTTGGGCACAATTCCTGCTCGTATTGATGCGAACGTCATCCCCGGAGTTCTTGGCGCGGGCGGAACTGCGCTGGATGCTATCGGCCTGTTCCTTGACAACAGCACAGAAGTCCCGATTGATCCGCTTGGTGCAATCCTTTCGTTCCCTTCGGCTCCGGCTGTTGCTGACTATTTCGGTGCCGGCTCCTCTCAGGCGGAAATTGCGAGCGTTTACTTCAATGGATTTGAAGGCCGCACCGCTATCCCTTCTGCGATCTTGTTCACGCAGTACCCGGCTCATGATGTTGCCGCTTACCTTCGCGGCGGCTTGCTGACCGAGACGCTTGCTGACCTTCAAGAAATCACAGCCGGTTCGTTGACGGTTGTTATTGATGGTTACACTCACGTAATCGCCTCTATCGATCTGTCTGGTGACGCGAGCCTCTCGGCCATCGCAGCGGCGCTTACTGCTGCGTTCACGAACCCGACTGAAGCTAGCTTTACCGCCTCGATGGGCTCGGCTTTCACGGCATCTCGCGCGGGCACAACTCTTACCGTCTCTGCGATTTCTGCGGGCTATCTCTCTGCAGGGGATGTTGTAACGCACGGCACAATCCAGGTTGGCACTCTTATCGTCAGTCAACTTAGCGGCTCCCCGGGCGGCATCGGCACTTATCAAACCGATACAACCGGCACGGCTTCTTCTGGCGCTTCAACCGCTACCTCTAGCGTCTTGAATGTAACCATTTGCGCTTCCCCGGATATCGCGGTTGGGCAGACGGTTGTTATGACGAGCATCCAGGTTGGAACTCTTATTACAACCCAGATAAGCGGGACGGCAGGAGGTGTCGGCCTTTACCAAACCGAAGTGAATGGGGTCAAGGTCCAGCAAACCGTTGCGAGTGCGGCGGGAACCTCGACTGCGACAGCGCCCATCGTTACATACAATAGCAACCACGGTGCTTTCGTAATTACCTCGGGCATTTGTGGCGGCTCCTCGCTCGCGGCCTTCGCAACCGGCACTCTTGCTATCCCGCTTGCGTTGACGCTAGCAACTGGCGCCGTTCTTAGCCAGGGCGCTGCAATGACTACGCCCTCAGCTTTCATGACGGCCCTAATCGCCCAGGAACAAAACTTCATCTCGTTTACTACCACCTTCGATCCTGACGGTTGCTTCTTCAACGGAACTATCGCCACGACAACGCTGACTGTTGATGATGTTTACTCCGGTGAACTTTCAATCGGGGATGTCATATCGGGCCCGGGTGTAACTGAGGGAACTATCATCACCGCGTTGGTGTCGGGAACTGGTGGCACCGGGACCTACACCGTGTCGCCGTCGCAGACTGTCGCGACGTTGGCTAATATGACCGCCTACCAGCCCGGTGGCGTTCATGGGAATGAACAGAAGCTCGCTTTTGCTGCCTGGAACAATTCTGTTCCTGACGAGTTCCTCTATGCCGGCTGGGACACAGACGTGTCCCCGACCCTCAACACCCCGGCTGCAGCTTCTTTCGGTTATATCTGCATGACCGGCCTCCAGTACCAGGGCACTGTGCCTATCTGGGAGCCGGATAATACCGGATATTACCACGAAGCCTTCTTGATGGGCTCCATCGCCTCGATCAATTTCAACGAGACGAATGGCCGGACAAATATGAAGTTCCGGAGGCAGACTGGATTGGTACCGAGTGTTACCAGCGAAACGGTAGCCACCAATCTCGGCTCTGGCGAAAGTGACGGGGTCAACGGATACAACTGTGTTGGTGCTGTTGCTACCGCCACCAACCAGAATATCTATTGGCGCAATGGGCAGATCAGCGGGGATTTCTCTTACATCGATAGCTACGTCAATCAGGTTTGGTTGAATAAGTCGATGCAAGCTGCGGTTCTCAACTTGATGCTTACCATTAAGTCACTCCCATATAACCAAGTTGGTTATGACATGGTTGCGGGGGCGTTGACTGGTGGTGCCGCTCAACCTATTCAGCTTCCGGCATCTAGCCCGGTTGCTGCTGCGCTTAACTTCGGGGCTATCCGCCCGAATATTCCGCTCTCGGCAACGCAAGCTGAGGCGGTTAACAATGCGGCCGGCACGACCATCGACGGTATCTTGAGCACTCGCGGCTGGTATCTCCAGGTTCTTCCGCCTCCTCCCGAAGTCAGGGCGGTTCGCGGAAGTCCAATTTGCAACTTCTGGTACACCGATGGCGGTTCAATCAACCACATCAGTCTCGCTAGCATTGAACTCGAATAAGGGAGCCAGCAACAATGGCCGATATTACATCAAGCAATAGCGTTCTCACCATCGGGGTCTTCGCTTTGTTTCCGACCCCGCAGCAGCTTCAAGGGTTCGCTCAGGATGACGCCTACTCTATGTCATCCATCGAGGTGTCCGAGAATATGATTGGTGTTGACGGGGTGAAGTCCTCGGGCTTTATCCCGACCTTGAAGGAAATGGAAATCACACTCCAGGCCGATAGCCCGAGTAATGATTTTTTTGAAGCCTGGTTCAACGCGCAAGAAAGCGGTCAGTCTCAAATGATCGCTTTTGGAACTTTGTCTCAGCCTTCAGTCGGGAAGTCCTACAGCCTCTCAAACGGGACGCTTAAGGGCTACTCTCCGATTGCCGCCGCGAAGAAGGTTTTGCAACCTCGCAAATTCTCCATCGTGTGGCAGAATATTTCTGGCGCCCCTCTTTTCTAGGATGAAATAAATGCGTGTAACCCGCACAGTTACAATTACGCAAGACGGTCGAGACAAGGGCAAAATCTTCGTTCTATCTGAAATGCCTGCGTCACAAGCCGAAGAATGGGCAATGAAAGCCCTTAATGCAATAGCGCAAAACTCCGACATCCCAGCGGGCTTGAGTAATGCTGGGATGCTCGGGGTTTTTATTCTAGGCCTAAAGCCAATCCTTGCGGCCCCTTGGGACCTTGTTAAACCTCTTATGAATGAGTTGTTTGACTCATGTCTAAGCATAATGCCGGATAAAGGCAATCCCGCGCTGCTTAGAGGTGCTGGGACTGAACTGGTTAAACCCGCTGGTAAGCTTTTTGAAGTTGACATCGAGGAAGTTTCAACGCGCATGTTCTTGCGCAATGAGATCATCGAGCTACACACGGGTTTTTCTTTGGCCGCTGTGCTGTCCCAAGGATGGAAGCAAATCATCACAGTGGCCGCTTCAGTCAATACCCCAACCTCTCAAGGTTCATCGGCCTCGCCCTCTCCAAAGATGCAACATTGATATCTAGCCTTCAGCGAGATTTATCTGTTAAAGACCTTCATGATTTGGTTGAAGTGATATCCGTTGACAACTTTAACCAATCTGTGGCGGTAGAGATTGCCCGCGAGGAGGCCGAAAATGAGTGAAGGTAATGTCCTTGACACTTTAAAAATTGTAGTTGATCTTGACCCTACTAAATTTCAGCAAGGTCAGAAGAAGATCAATGAAGATTTTGAGTTAACAAAGACAAACGCAAAAAAGACAGCTGACGAACTTGAGACGCATGGCAAACAAGCGTCTTTGTTCTTCGATGAAATCACAAGCAAAGCCCTTAAGCTCGGGACCGTCCTTCTTGGTGGCATCGGGCTTAAGGACTTCATCGGCAACTCTGTTAAGACCGGGGCCGCTCTCGGGTACACCGCGCAAAACGCAGGCGTCAGCGCCCAGGCTCTAACGAAGTGGAAAAATGTTGTTCGCCAACTTGGCTTCGATGCCGAGGAGGTAGCGCCATCTATCCAAGGCTTAAGCCAAGCCCTCACAGAGATACAATTAACTGGGAGGGATTCAGCTGGGTTAATCCCCGCTCTCCAGACGCTCGGCATCACAGACCTTCTCGACCGGACAACCGGGCAGCTTAAGACTGTTGATCAACTCCTCCCTGAAATACACAAAGGCTTGACGGCTCTTGGTGATGACGGGAAGCCGAAATTCAACGCCCAGCAGCAATACAATCTCGCCAACCGGCTCGGATTGTCCCAAGGTCTAGTCCAAGCCCTTCTTCAAGAAGGGGCTGCTTATGACAAGTCAGTAGACAGGGCAGATAAAGCATCGAGGATAACCAAGGAACAGATCGAAGACTATAAGCGCCTGATTGGAGTTGTTGGGCAATACCAAAGCGACCTTGAGAGCACAGGCTACGAAGCCTCAACGTTCTTAATCGGAACCTTTGATGTTATTTCTAAAGCAGCACATTCGACTTCAGAGGCGTTTGGTTCTGCTTTCGATGCGATTGGAGATGCATTCAGTGCGCTGGGAAAGAAATTCCCCGTTCTCAACACCATCTTCAAACCGCTTCTTAGAGATGTTGAGTCAATCGGGAATGCGGTTGCGGGAGTAAAGAAACATATCCTGGCTTTGTTAGGCATCGGAGTTGGCGGGACGGTTGGAGTTGCTGCTAGCACCATCCTCCTTCCCTTCCTCGGGCCTCTCGCTCCTTTCGTTGGTGGGGCGATAGGAGCCGGGGTGGGGTGGGCAGCGGGGCACACCGCCGATAAAACAGCCGCCTCCTATTCGGAACCGGGGCCCCCGGGGCCTCCCGGTAAGCAAGGGGCTCCTGGCGCACCCGGTAAGCCTAGCTCTCCTGTGGCCCCGGGAGCCCTCCCGGAGAGGGTGTTTAGGACGATACAGACACTAGAAAGCGGGGGCCGGGATAACCTCCCGCCAACTCCAACCCACAACCCAAAGGACCCGTATGCGTACGGGAGGAACCAGATCACCTTGGAAACAGCCAGGGCCCGTGACAAAGACGTCACAATTGAGAAGTTGAAGGACCCTGTATACAACGACAATATGGCAAAGCAGATACAAGCCGAGTACATAAAGAAATACGGGGACAACACAGACGCAATAGCAATCGCCTACCACAATGGCCCCGGGGCGGCTGACCAGTTCGTTGCACAAGGCGGAAGTACAGCGAACATAAAAGACTTCGGAAGTCAGTCGCAAAAGTATCTTTCCGATGCGAGAGCTAAATTGTCTGGCGGAGCCCCGACAACGAATAACACCAGCACAGTTCATATCGGGTCTATGAATATTGCAACAAACGCTACGGATGCGAGAGGGGTTGCATCTGGAATGCGTGATAATCTAAAGACTGTAATGGCAGCCCCAAATGGACAGAATTAAATGGCAAACCCTGATGGTGTCCCCGTCCTCCAAGACAATGATGTATTCTTTGAGAATACTGAACCTGTTTTCGAGGACGGTTTTGATCTTCCTGATGTGTCCTCCTTCGTTCAATGGGGGATTTTTAACGGGGATGGGACACCAGTTATCGTAGGTGACTCTGTCCTTGCTTTTCAATATGCGCGTGATTCAAATATATCGATGTACCCGGTCGAGGACGGGGGTTTTGCTGCTTACAATAAAGTGCAGACCCCTTTTGGTGTCCGCTTCTCTTTCACTAAAGGCGGAACCGATAGCGAGCGAACTGATTTTTTGAATGACGTAAAGATTGCGCAAGACACCTTGGAGCTATTTCAAGGGATAACGTCTGATAAGTCATATTCAAATATCACAATCGATCACGTGGACTATCGGAAAACCTCCCGCCACGGTGTACAACTTCTTATCGTTGATGTGTGGTGTGTTGAAGTTAGGCAGGCTCCTCCTCTTCAATTCTCCAACTCCAATTCAACGGAAGCCGCCACAGACCCTGCTCCGATTGTTTCGGCTATTGAACCTCAGGCAAATAACTCAATCAATAACGGGACTGTTCAAGGTATCGCCCCGACGCCACAGCGAGCTTTGAATGAGCAGAGGTTCCTTATTGACGCGCCTCTTCCTGGGAGCGTTGTTGTTACAGGCGGGGATCGAGGATCGCTTGTATCGCCTGCGACAATAACCGCGCCTTTGATTTCGCTTACCAACTCGGTTGGAAATATAGCGCCCCCTGCGATTGCGACTGCGGTGCGTAGTCAGATAACCTACGGGACTGTTAACAGCCCCGCCTCTGCCTTGGTTTCGGGGGTTCTTCGCGGGGCCCTTAATCAGACAATCGGGTATGTGACAAATAGCGGGTTGAGTGTTTCTGTTAACGTTGTTCAGCACATAATTCCCCCGGGCTTCACGGTGGTTCAATGATACAAATTCCTCTTCAAGCCGTAGCGTCGCAGGTTCTTTCTATAGTCTTGGGTGGGCAAAATACTCAGCTGAATATTTATAGCAAATTTGGCACTCTCTATATGGATGTGTCGGTTAACAACTCTCCTATCATTCTTGGTGTTCAATGCCAGAATGGTAACCGCATCGTTCGTTCCGTCTATCTCGGGTTCCAAGGTGACTTGATATTTGTAGATACTCAAGGCTCCAGCAATCCGAACTTTGAAGGTTTGAATTCTCGTTTCCTTCTTCAGTATCTGACTGTTGATGATCTTGAGACGCTAGGGATTGAAACATAATGCCTTTCATCGAGCGGCAAATAACAGTAACGATCACCCTACAGTCAAGGCTTGGTTCCCCAACGAGAGGTATCGCAGCGAATGCGAACCCGACATTTGCAGGGACATCGAGCAACACAGTCAAGATAACCGGGGGTGGCGCTGCTGCACAAAATGGCTATCGGATTTCAGCCCGGGTAACTAGGGCGGGCAATCCGAGTTTTGGGGATGCTGATGTACAGATTTACAATCTCCCGGAGTCAATTGCTAAGCAGGTTTCAACTCTGGGCGTCCCGTTGGCTTATATGGTCGGAGCCAACAGCATAATAATTCAGGCAAATGATGTCGGCTCTCCTCCGACAACGATATTCTACGGAACGATAAACACTGCCTGGATGGACTATCAAGCGTTGCCCGATAGCATCTTCAATATCTCAGCCCACTCTCTCGGGATATATGGCTCTGCCCCTGCTGCCCCTTTGAGCATACAAGGCGCAAGTCTTATCTCTTCGATCCTCGGAAATCTTGCGCCGCTTGTTGGATTGAAACTCATAAGCCTTTTTTCGAGTGGGGACACAGAGCCTAGTCTTTCAAATCAGTATCTCCCCGGCTCTCTTCGTGATCAGATAAGGGCTGTGTGTCAAAAGGCGGGTATTGATTATACAATTGACGATGTAACAAGCTCACTAATCATAGCTCCAAAAAACAAAAGCCTTAATTTGACCGGGGCTCCCGTTCCGATTATCGGGCCTCCTCCTATTGGAAACATGGTTGGTTATCCGTCTTACACAGCACAGGGCCTCCGGGTTAGAAGCGAGTTCACAACCGCGATAGGCTTCGGGAGTGATGTGATAATAAAAGGCAGCAGCCAGGATGTCGCAAACGGGACGTGGAAGGTTACATACCTTGACTATGATCTCGAATGCCAGGCAGAAAACGGACCTTGGTTTACTAATCTTGAACTTGCAGCCCCAGGCTACGCTGTAGCAGCACCATCGAGGTAATAAATGGCCGAAGGCAATCAGGCGTACGCAGGGCAAAGAGATTTCCCGTCCGCCAACTCGCAATACAATGTTATGGAGTTTGTATTCCGTGTCTTAGCTGGACAGATGGCGACCTGTACCCTGGTTAAAGTCATGGCGGTTTATCCTGGGGACGATCTAACCCCAGGGTCAATTGATGCGCTTCCCTTAGTTAATCAACAAGATGCTCTCGGCAACACGACGCCACACGCAACTATATATGGCCTTCCTTTCTCTCGGGTACAAGCCGGGGCAGCGGCTGTAATTGTAGACCCTGCTGTTGGTGATATCGGCATCGCAGTTTTCGCGAGCCGGGATATTACATCAGTCAAGAACAATGTAAGAGATGATAAAGACCCGCAATCAAGTCCAGGTTCATTCCGGCAATTTGATTACTCGGATGGCTTGTATCTCTTCACGGCTCTTAGCAAGACCGAACCAACAGACTATGTCCAAATACTTCCAGATGGCGGAATAAACCTAAAGGACCGCTTCAACAATAGCATCGAGATGGCTAGCGGGGGAATAACTATCAACGGCATCTTCTTCCCGACTAGTGGAATAGAATTCAACATCAAGACGCACAAGCACACACAGCCTAACGATAGCCACGGCGACACGGAACAGCCGACAAACGCCCCAACAAATGGATCGTAAATGTCAACATCAATCCTTCTTAATCCCTCGACATGGGACCTTCTAATTGATGTTAATGGGAATATCGCTCTTGCTTCTGAGCCTTACTCCCTTGCTCAAGATGTCGCTTGCGCTTGTAAGCTTCAAAAAGGGGAACTTTATTATGACACAACGCAAGGTGTGCCTATCTGGTCAATCCTCGGGAAACTCCCGACGCTCCAATTTATAAAAAATTCTTATGTAGCCGCTGCGCTTACCGTTCCGACTATTAAAGCTGCAGTGTGTTACATCACCCGGATCGAGAACAGAGTTGTTGCCGGGCAAGTCCAAACTACAAACCGAGATGGCAGAACAACATTAACAAGGTTTTAAACCGTGGGCACCAATGTACCTTTACCTAATTTTGGTCCGCAGGGATTTCAGGCCCCGACAGATGCCCAGATACTAGCGGGCGTTCAAGCGGATATGAATGCCGCTTTTGGTGGTGGTTTAAATTTCTCCACATCAACAGGGTCGGCAGTAAATCCTACTCCTCAGGGGCAACTTGCGATTAGCCTGACTGCGATTATCTCTGCTGTGTATGCCGAGTTTGTGAATTTCACAAACCAGGTAAATCCGGCTTTTGCCGAAGGCCGGATGCAAGATGCTATAGGCAACATTTATTTTATCCAAAGATATCCGGCGCAAGGAACCGTTGTTCAATGCATTTGCACCGGGGCGGAAGGAGTTACAATTCCAGGCGGATCGATTGGAACGCCTCCTGCTGTGATGGCGGTCGATGAATCTGGAAATCAATATCGCTGCTCCGAGGGTGGTGTAATTCCTGCAGGCGGCTCTCTTACTCTTCCTTTTGTTAACATTCTTCCCGGCCCTATACAGTGTCTCGCGGGGACGCTGAATGTTATTTACAGCACGATCCCGGGCTGGGATAGCATAACCAACCCATCAGATGGGGTGGTTGGGAATGACGCTGAAAGCCGCGCTGCCTTTGAAACGCGACGTGTCGCAACAGTCGAAGGAAACAGCTTCGGCCCGGTTGGGGCGGTTATCGGTGCTGTTGCAAACGTTGATGGCGTCTTGGATTTTATCGGTTATAGCAACAACACCGCAGCGCCAGTGAACTATCTCGGGGTCATGGTCCCGGCCAACTCGATGTTCATATGTGTAGCCGGGGGAAGTGAAGCCGATATCGGAGCGGCTATCTTTAGCAAGCTCAACCCTGGCCCGCCGATGTTTGGAAATACAACGGTTACTGTTTATGACGACAATCCGTTGTATACCGCGCCAATCCCGTATGAGGTGACGTTTGAAGTTCCGGAAGAACTCGCAATCATATTCTCGGTCGTTATCCACAATGGCCCGACCGTTCCTTCAGATGCAGTTGCATTGATACAAAACGCCATCGTCAATGCCTTTAATGGAGTTGACGGTGGGCCTCGCGCGCGGATTGGGTCGCTTCTCTTCGCGAGCCGCTATTACTCGGCTGTTGCTGTCCTCGGGTCTTGGGCTCAAATTGTTAGCCTAAAGATTGGGTCAAACAACTCCCCGGGCGCAGTGTTCTCTGGAACTATCGCAGGTACAGTCCTAACCGTTGATAATCTAGTCTCCGGGTCTATTGCTATAGGTCAAATTCTATCTGACCCGTTGGGCCGTGTAGCGGCTGGAACCCGGATAACAGGCGGGGCGAGTATGACCTGGTCTGTTGACAAGACGCAAACGGTAGAGGGCGCGAGCTTCACTGGTGATGTAGGCTCTCCTACAACCCGGCTTATCGTTACAGCTGTAACCGGGACGATCAACATAGGAGATACTGTTGCGGGAACCGGGATCACAGCAGGCACAACGATCCTATCACAAGTAAGCGGGACCCCGGGGGCAGCAGGAACGTATGAACTTAGCGCGACAAACACCGCATCAAGCTCATCGTTAACCACCTCCGATACTTTTACGGCCTCGACCGCGAGCCTCAATGACCTACAGGTTCAAGCGGACCAAGTCCCTGTTACATCAGCCCCTCTTATCTATGTTACAACTGGGTGATATATGTCGGAAGATGAAATCAGCTTTTATCCTTCGATTGATGTATCAAGTGCATTCGGGGAGTTTATATTTGGTGTAAGCCCGTTTGGAACTGTTCCGATCCTTAATTGGAGAGATACGGTTGTTACGCAATATGCGAATAGCCCAATTCTTCTTCACCTTATTGAAAGCTGGTTCCAAAGCATAGATCAAGAGCAAGATATTGATTCATTCTTTGATCTAATCTGGAATGTGATGACCGCCCAAGGTTACGGGCTAGATATCTGGGGCACGATTGTCGGAGTTGATAGGAACCTTGAGGTTGCCGATCCAGAAGAGGCGTTTGGGTTTAGTCAGGGTGAAACTTGGGATACATTCGGTCCTGCCGGAACTGCCCCGTTCTATACAGGGGCCTCCTTGACTAATATCTTCACTCTAACAGACACCGCCTATCGCCAATTGATATTGGCGAAGGCGCTTGCAAATATATGTGATGGATCGATACCGTCAATAAATGCAATTCTCCTGGCCCTTTTTGGACCATCTAATCCGTTTGGGCCAGGAGGTAATTGCTATGTTACAAATGGGCAAGATATGACTATGACGTTCACTTTTGAGTTCACTCTGAATCCAGTTCAGAATTCTATCATCTACAACGCAGATGTGCTCCCCGTTCCAAGCGGCGTAGTAATATCAATTGTTGTCCCATAGGAGCATTACAAATGCAACTTTCAAATTTGCCGCTGAAGTTTCTTAAAAGGTTTGGCGAAAGCGCAAACCCGGTAAACATTCGGCCCATCCCGGTAACAACAGCCGATCCAACAGCAGCCTCACAAACGACTGGTTGGCCCGCCAACGCCTTCGTTCCCTCGGGGGCCGGGGGTATTCCCCCTGATGGCCGGGATATGAATGGCCTGGACAATCAGCTTTCATCTTGGGCGCAATGGCAATCGGCTGGTGGATATGTCCCTTATGATTCTGTATTCCAGATTGCTATTGGGGGCTATCCAATATGGTCTGTTGTTGGATCGGTAACAAACCCTGGATCATATTGGCAGTCGACTGCTGAAAATAATCTAACCAACCCAGATACCGGGGGAGCCGGGTGGCAGGCTTGGCCTGCCGCTGCGGCTATCCCTTGGAGTTCTCCCGGAGCTATCGGGAACGTCGCACCTAACTCGGGTACATTTACGTCTCTGTATTCTGCGGCGGGTTTAACGGCAAACGGGCCTGTTAATGCAACTGACCTTAGAATAGGCGGAGTTGGGTTCACTCAGTTCTTTGGTGTTCCTTCAAGTTACGCAAAGCTTCCGAGTGGTATGATCATCCAATGCGGCCGCTTCTTTTCCGCAACGGGCAATGGTGATGTTACTGCATTCCCTGCAACCTTCCCTAACACTTGCGCAATGGCGATGGTCGCCGGAACTGATAGCAGTAGCAATCGTCATGAAGTGAACGTTAAACTCGATGCCGGCTTTGGCTTCTTCACAACGTGGACTTGGCGTAATGGCTCTATCTCTTCGGCGGTTCCTGTTGGTTGGATAGCGATAGGGAATTAAAAATATGAAATTCTTCAAAAGAAATAAAGCAAAGTCAGAACAACCCGCAGAAGTCGCGGAAGGTGAAAAGCCTCCTGAAGTAAAATTCTCGACCGCGAAAGAACCTCTTAAGCGTTATGTGAAGACAGATGGCGCTGGTGTGATTGTTGGGTTTTATTCGAGCGACATAAATCCAGTGATCCCTCCTGAGGCTGTTCCGATTAAGGAAGAGGATTATCAGCGCATCCATAGCGAAGGTGGAACGAAATATAGGTTTCTCAAAGGCAAGCTTATATTTGTTGACACCCCTTCAACTCGGGATCATCACGCGCGTAACGCAATTCATTCCGGTTTAACAATAACCATAGCGGGTGTCCTCAAAAAAGTAACCTTCTCGGCAGACCGCACGACTGTTCGGAGACTGGTAAATGTTATGTGTCTCCTAACGAACAAAGGAAAGTTCCCCGGAAGCGCTGAAAAATACCCAATCAAAGACGCAAAGGACGGATGGCACGTTCTTACAATGGAACAATATAAGGCGGTAGCTCTAGCGATCATCTCTTATGCCGAGGGCTGTGAGATAGTTGCTGATGGATGCACGCTACACGATGACGATGGGGACCCGACAAATGGCGCGGGTCTTCCAGCCTCTGATATAACTATCAAGATATGAGGATTGAAACATGAAACAAATGTTCAAGAAGCTTTTTCTTTTAGCTGTCCTGACGATCTTCCCTGCCATAGAAGCACAAGCCCTTACTGCTGGGTGCTCTGCTCCGCCCCCCTCTTATGGGGTGGTGTGGTCTCCAAGCCAGTGGGTTACTTGCCTTTCATCTTTTCAAGCTAACCTTGGATATGTTCCGCTAAATTCAGCGGGCGGCTCGATGAGCGGGGAGCTATTTGTTGCCCCGTCAATTACCTCTAACGCTCCTCTGAATTTCCCATTGGGAGTTGCGCCTACATCTCCAACGAATGGAGACTTGTGGTTCACCTCCTCGGGCCTCTTCTATCGGGCGGGTGGAGTTTCGGTTGGGCCTCTTGCTGGAACCACCAGCCAGACCTTCATCAACCCGACCTTCACAGGAACCGCGACGTTCCCTGATGGAACCACCTGGACGTCAGCTGTAATTACTCCGGGAACGGCACCTTGGGCGTCTCTTACATCTACAGGCACAACGATACTTGGCGGGGCTTCAGCGGCTGAAGGCCTTCGTGTATATCCTATCGCAAGTGCGGTAAATCGATGGTCAATGAGCGGCAATACAACGGGAAATTCCCCCGTTCTTATTGCCGATGGAAGCAACACAGATATCTCGGGCACCTACTATACGAAGGGAACGGGCGGTCATTCTTTCTATACAGGCGCGGCGGGTGGAGGGTCTACGAGCGGAGGTGTCTTACAGGTTGCGATCCTCAACACCTCATCCGCTTCCCGATATGTTACGATTACAGGAAGTAACGGGGGAACCCCTGCGATAAACACTTCCGCTGGCGCATTACAGCTTGGGTCAGCTGCTTCTGCTGGTCTTAATGTAACTGGGGGAACGAACCAACTAACAATAACCGGGGGAACCGCTCCGGCGATAAACACCAGCGCTGGTAATTTAGCGATAGGAAGCGCAGGGGCAACAACATCGCTTTCTGATGCTGCCGTTCAGCTTTCTAATGCCGGCTATCACAGTTGTGATAGTTTAGGAACGAGTGGCGCCGGGACTATAACTTGTGGTGGCGCGCCATCTGGATATATCACATATAACGATGATATAACAACCAATACAGCCGCAGCCACAGGCAATCTCTATTGTATGAATACTGCCTCGGGGGCGTTGACACTAACTCTCCCTGCCTCCCCAAGCAATGGAGCTTATGTTGCTTTCTCGGATTGTGGCGGAAACTTTGGAGCTAACGCCTTGACGATTGCTAGGAATGGCAGCAATATTATGTATTCGGCGGGTAACATGACGGTATCAACCCCCTACGCAGGCGGGGTTCTCCGGTACTCGAATGGACGCACAAGCTGGATACTTAGCCCGCTCTAAAAAGGACACGGACAAATGAACAAGCTTCTCAAGACAATTATTATTTGTATCTCTCTTCTCTTCTCGATTCAGTTGGCGACTTCGCCTGATGTATCTGCGCAGACAAACTTTAGCCAGTTCGCTGGTGCGCCTGCTATAGTATCCTACGATCAATGGGGCCGAGCGGGAACATTTACATATGTTGCCCCGGCCACGGGTTGGTATTATGCAGAGGCCCTCGGGTCTGGCGGTGGTGGCGGGTCTGGGCGCTTTACTGGAATTGTGGGTGGTGGCGGTGGTGGCGGTGGTGGCTGCGGCTTCGGCTGGGTTTTTCTAACTAGCGGCACATCTGTAACAGTAACAGTTGGGGCTGGAGGGGCTGGGGGTTCTGGACCCGGCTCTGGTGCCTCTGGGAACACTTCATCGTTTGGGTCATTTATATCGGCTCCAGGGGGAGGCGGTGGTGCGCTTGGTGGAGCCGCTGGAACTGCAGGATCAGCTGCAACTCTATCTTCAAGCGTTATAAACGGCATCGCATACGCTGGTGGAACGGGGGGTGCAGCAGGAGCTTCATCTAGCGCGGGTGCTGGCGGTGGCGGGGCTTGTACCCGTTGGGGGGCCGGGGGTACAGGCGGAGCGTCCCAGGCCTCTGGGACCCTTGCCGGTGGCGGTGCTGGTGCAAATGGGAACGCAGGTCCAACCGCAGCTGCGTCAACCAGCGGCCAGGGCGGCTTTGCGATGTCAAATGGGACTATAAACGTCACAACGCCAAATAGGACAATGCCGATTGCGACTGCTATTTTCCCTGGTGTGGGGAGCGTTACTGCAACTGACGCGTCAGGCCCAGGGTATCCTCTTCCGTGGGGGCTTATGAGTCCGGGAACAGGGGACATGTTTTATGGGGCTGCTGGAGTTGCCCCAAGCGGCCCTGGCCTCGCAGGAGGGGCGTTTGGCGGCGGCTCTGGAGGCTCTGTTTCTGGCGGGGCTGCACAGCCTGGTGGCGCTGGCGGAATATTCGGTGGTGGTGGTGGTGGTGTAAATGGGACAGGAGGCTTGGGCGCTGTAGGAGGACTTGGTGGCGGTGGCGGTGGTGGCGGTGGTACGACAGGAGACTGGGCCCCCGGTGGGGCTGGTGGCGCCGGATATGTTTTTGTTGCCCTAATCAACTTCCCATAGGAGGATAACATGAACGCATATTGCAGAGTTGTTGATGGAAAGGGCACGGATGTATGCTATGGAGAAAACGCCGAATTAGCCATCACCACTTCTTTTGTTACGGAATATATTGAAGAGGTTGGAGGTGTACCGGCTTGGCTCCCTATCCAAGATGGTGTTACGGTTAATGGCGGGTGGCTTGTTACAGTGACAGATGGTGTTGTTACAGCTTCGGTTGCCCCTTCACCTCCGCCACCCGTTCCGAAGACAATAAATAAGCAGGAATACAATGACGTTTGTATCGGGGCCTTGGGCGGCATCCCGGCTGGCGTTGCGGCATTCCAAGCGGTTATTGACGCTGCTGTTGCGGCCGGGGGAGCGGCCCGAGGAACTATCACTTATTACAACGGAGCTAACACCTTCACTCTTCCCCAAACCCAAGCGTTCTTCGTTATCCTGGTTGACGCGCAATGCTGTACGCAAGAGCAAGCTGATGCGGTCATTGCCGCATGGCCTATGGTGGCTTCATGAACTCTGGGGATCGTGATACTATTCTCCTCGCTCTAACTGCCTATGGCGAGGCAAGCGATCAAGGCCGCGACGGTATTCGGGCCCAAGTCCACTCTGTGCTTAATCGGCACAGGGCAGGGGCTTGGTACTCCCGTAAGACCCTCGCGGCTTGCGTAATGCTCGGCTATGCCTACTCGATGTGGAATGACGATGATAAAAATAGGGTAAGGGTTTGTGAAGCTTCGCTTGACGATCCCACTATGAAAATCTGTATCGAAGAGGTTGAAGCGGCAATCGCAGGGAAGACCCAGGACCCGACCGGCGGGGCAACTCATTACTATGTCGCCGGCACTCCGGAACCAACCTGGGTTTCGGGCAAGAATAAGAAGGGGGAGCAAGTTGCTCCGCCCGCAACATACACAACAATGATCGGAGCACATCGTTTTTACAAGGGGGTAGCCTAAATGGAAAAGCGCAAAAGAAATGAAAAGTTCGCCTTCTTTCTCGTCATCGCAGTCATCTTCCTCTTCATCCTAATCCTCGGGGCAATCGTCTTCGGCAATATGAAGCCCGAGGATAAAACCGCAGTCATCGGTTGGGGCTCGCTTCTCCTTGGTGTCCTTACTACCGCTGCCTCTTATGAATGGGGAGCCAGCAAGGAGGCCATCACAAAAAACGAAGTTCCCCCGCCTACACCTGGGAAGACAACAATGACGGCAGACGTTCACATGTCATCGGCTTCCGCGGAACCTAAAACGCCTGACCCTAAAACTCCAGAACCTTCGACATTACAACCAAAGACAGGAGACTAAAAGATGAACCGCACAAAATTAGTTATTCTGACTTCCGCTATCTTGGTCGCCCTCTCTATGGCGGCTTGCTCTTCTGACGGGAAGCTCGCCAACAAGGATAAACCTTTTGATAAGCAAGTCACACTCACCGCCGTTTGTAGCGGGATCGTAAAGGCCAACGAAGTATTCCAGACCCTCGCGGCCACTCTCCCCGGGGTCATCGACCAAAATGGGATGGACTTTGAGGGGGCTCTCCTCGATACCGTGGGGTTATCTGCAAACGTTTCCCCGCCTAAGCCCCCGAGGCCGGGGAGTGTTTGTGCTTCGCCTTATGCCGGCGATCTTAATGTGGCGCTTAACGCGGCCATTACCGCTTCGGTGAATATTACGAAGCTCCTAGCGACTTGGAATAAATAAGTGGGGTGGTGGGAGGCAATAAAACTCTTCCTTGGCCTCGGTAAGAACGTCACCGACATCGTAAAGAACAACCAGGAAGAGAAGAAGACAACCGCGATAGAGAAACAAGGGGAAGCAAATGCTACAGCGAAATCAAATGCAGAGACGCTCGATGCAGTTCGCACGTCCAATCGCGCTAATACTGACCCTGTTATTGACGACTTCGTGCGTTCACGATGGGAACGCCCCTAAGCTTCCGACTACAATACACGACTTCTGCCTCTTCTATCGCCCGTATCCTTATCACCTAAGTGACGGGCCGAAGTCTTCGGCGGATGCTACCTACTCGCTTAAAAACCACACTTGTCTTTGTACGGACAACCCGCCGAAGGAGTGCAAGCCTTGATGGCGTATGTTCTTGCTGGGATCGTCTTTTCTATCTCGGTTATCTATGCTGCTCTGGTTTGTCTCGCTAATTCGATGAGCAGCGCACCTCTAGTTACGATTAGCTACAAGCCGTCAATTGTTGGGGTGATAATGTCTATAGTTGTCTTGATCGTCCACCACTACCGGGGATAAAGGGCTGCGGGGCGCATTTCACTTAACTCTATAAAGGAGACTACGCCCTTGGACTTATTTTCTCTAATCGCTCTCATCCTAATTGTTGGTGTTGTCGTGTTCCTTATCAACGCGGCTCCCTTCATTGACGCTAGGTTCAAGCAGATCGCAACCTGGCTTCTTCTCGCTGTCGTCATAATCTATGTGATCCTAACTGTGTTCGGCCCTCTTCCTAATGTTCACATTGGGCGAGGACGTTTGAACTGACGGTTGTCCTCGCGCTTTAGAGCCTCCCCTTGGGCGCGAGGAACAGGGCGCGGGGCCTGTGTGCGGACTGGGCCCCGCGTCTATTTTTTTGAAAGGCTTCTCGATGAATAAAACTTTCGCGCTTATCTTTCTTCTCTTCCTATCGGCTTGTGGTGGGGGAACGTCTCCCGGCCCGGGGCCAAACCCCACCCCAACCAATCCAAGCTCTCTTGTCTTTGAGGCGGATTGGAATGCCCCGCTCGGGCAATCTCTCGTTTGCGGGGGCCCAGGGCACGTTCATCCTTTTAGCTGTAGTCTACCGCCCGGGGCAGTCTGGGGATTGCTTCCGGATGAGCAGGGCGGCTCGCCTTGCGCGGGGCCTTTACCTAATGTCTGCTACCAACTCGGCACAGGTAAGCTCGGTTACACCTCCAATGTAATTCCTGCCTTTGCGCTCATAAACGCAAACAGCGTTCCCCGTCTCAAGCCCATTTCAGTTGAGGCCGAGGTTACAGCGACAAATGATTGCACCGCCCCGGTTGCATTTGTAGGCCCGGTTATCTATGATGGAGAGGGGGCAGGCGAAGGAGACACAGGGAAATATTACGCGCTGTATTTGAACTGCTGGACGCTTACGGGTGACCGAAATGTTTATGCCTGGGTGTACTCGGGAATTTATGCAGGGGCTACGAACGGAACAATATATGCCCCGGGGTCTACCCACAAGTTGCGGATTGATTATCTCCCGGGCATCTCGGTGACCTATAAGGTCGATGATATTGTTGTTATGGTAGAGACGCCAGGGTCACTTACCCCGGGTCTAATAATGTTTGATCAAGACCCGCACCCGGCTTTGTGGTTCGGCAATTCAGTCGGCTCTATCGGCCCATTCAAAGTTTATTCTGGACCTTAAATACAAAACGAAATTGGTAGCCATAAACTCAGGGGGCGCGGGAAACTGCGCTCCCTATTTTTTTGTCCGTGGGGGATTGGTTCCGGCTCTAGGGCCGAAGGCTGGCACGGGCTCGATGCCGTACGCAGCTGTGTACCTTCCTCGGGTCGAGAGCTACGGGTGGACCCGGGAAGGAGAAGGCCCACTGCAGGGCCTTAAAAGGGGCCGGATAGCCCCTCATAAAAGGGCCTAAAAGCCCTTATTTTTCAACGACTTAGCTGGTATTCAAACTAATGGCTAAAAACCCTTATATTTCAAGGACTTAAGAGCCGCCCTGTAGGCCTTAAAACAAGACCCTAGGGTGGCCCCGGCTCCCGCGCGCTAGGACGGGAGCCGAGGAAGGCCGCGAGCGACACTGTGCCTTGCGGCAATCGATCCTCTACCCCGAGGACATAAGGTCCCAAGCCTCCGAACACATCGCCATGTAGAGGGCCTTACTTGTCTGACCTGTCTCGATAGAGAGGAGAGCCCCACTAACAATCGCGCCCATCGCCATGACCCTTTGCGATTGAGGATAGGCGTTGCGCAACAAGTCCGCGACAATAAGATAATGCTGACCCTCAAAGCACCGTCTAACAACTTCCTTCGCCTCTTTTTCGTAATCCATTTCAACCTCCTGATGCTAATTCTTTCCAACCTTCCGGCTCATCCAGAAAGAGACGGCTTACAGTTATCTTCTTGACGACTGCTTTGTGGATGTAATCGTCAATCGTCTTAGGCGCGCGGAGCCGTCCATAAAGGCAAGACCCTACCGCGCCAATCCTTCGGGTTCGGCCTTTGCTCTGGTAGTGATAGAGGCTGTCGAAGTATTCCGAATAGAACAAGACAAGCTGACACATCTTTTGTAGACCATCTAGCCCCGCTGACCCGGAGGCTTGATTGATTAACATGATGCCTGCTTTCTTAGTTATAAAGTCATTTAGAAAGCGGGCACGGTCAGTCTTGCTTATCGTTCCATCATAGCGATAGACCCGAGGCGGGTTTTTTATTTCTCCAAAGGCCTCGGTTAGAATATCAAAGTCAGCGTGGAACCTCGCCCAGATAACCATAGGCGCTCTGTTGCCCTCGATCCAAAAGTCAATAGCTGCTTGCGCCCGGTTACTCGGCACGCGCGTTGCCCTAACATTCTCCGACCCATCGTCATTCGTGCTCGTAACAATCGGGACGTGACCGCAGACAACTTGCTGCATCCTCATCATCCGGGTAATAGCCTGGTCGGCCTTTACATGCCCGCCCGAATGATCAATCATGTATTCAAACTTATCGTTCAACTGCTTGTAGAGATTTTCTTGCTCCTTCGTAAGCTTCACATCAATAACAACATCTCGCGCGGGCGGAAGGTCGAGGCAATCTTCAGCCTTAACCCGCATACAGTGAGCATCTACCTTGTCCCACAACTCCTTCACATTCCGATAGCCCGTTATCTTCACCGCACCATGAGGCGCACCCTTATAGGCTGGGATGACATCGCAGTAGCGGTTGCGGAATGTATAGAAGGAGCTATAGCCCAAGACATCTTCAGACAGGAACTTCATCTGTCCAAACAGGTCTTCCAACCCCTCCGGTGTAGGGCTCCCCGTTTCGATGGCGCGCACCTTCGCCTCCTCGCCCCATTTCCAGCACCATTCCGAACGCTCCGAGGACGGGGATTTTATTGTGAAGCTTTCCACGATTAAGAACATACACCGGCCCGAACGTATGAAACCTTCAGCGAGCCTTCGGCCTTCACCGGGGCGCGAGATGGCTTCGATGTTCATGGCGTAGCAGCGTAGCTTATCGCCCGCAATGAACAGTTTTGGGTCGTGGTGCTTACGGCGCTTTGGGCTGTACCAATCTGATATCGTTTTAACGTCCGTGGGAACGTGATCAATAAGGGCTTGCTCCACGTATTGTTCTGCGATCCCGGATGGCCAGACTAGGATGAAGAAACAATCAATTTCACCTTTCATGTATTTGTACGAGGCAATGTCGATCATCGCCTTGCTCTTTCCGGTCCCGATATCGAATAGGAGGCCGAAATATTTAGCATCCTTGAAGCGGTGGAAGGACTTTAACTGGTGCTCATAACATTTTCTGCGGAAGGGGAATGACTTCGCGGCCTCGGGCGGGAGCTTGCGTTTCTTGCCTTCGCGTCCTGCCTTCTCTAGCCGGTCGGCCTCCTCAATTTCCTTGAGGCGTTTTCCTTCGTCAATCCACTTCGCCTCAGGAAGTTCTTTCTTGAGGTGTCGGATATTCGCGGCACTCGGCTCGAATAGAAGTTGACCGTTGTTATCCCAACGCTTGCGGCCGGGCATGTCGCGGATAGCTTCTAATATCTTCGCGTTCACGGACCCGGACAACGTACAATTCCGGGGGCCGGTAGTGATAACGAGAGGACGGCGCTTTTTATTAATCACAGTGGTGCGGCTCCTTGTGCGTCAATCGCATTTCTCAAAACTTCATCTAGGCTAGTGCCAGTGTAACTCTTCTTTCCGACTTGGATATAAGCAGTCGTGGTGGCGTCATCCCAGAATATTTTTACAGTTGTATTAGAACCGTCTTGAACGAACCCGATTAGATTTTTTAATCCCTTCCAATAATCGGCTTGGTCGAGAGCTTTTAGAATATCTGTGACCGGCTTGAAACCTATGCTGCCTCGTAGCTGTTCAGCTGATGCCTTCATCTCCGCTAGTGCTTTCTCTTTCTCTTCTCCTTCAGTCTGGGTAACACGGAACATAGCGGCTGTTCCTTTTGAAACAAGTTCACGCGCTTCCCTGCGCCATTTGTCTAGATCAAAAACATAGGGTGGAATTTTATCGCTCATTTTCTACTCCTGAATTTCTATTAAAACATTGCGGGCTCGGAAGCCTCTGGCGTGAAGGTTCTTATGGTCGGCTCCAGTCCCCATTATGTAATCTCCTTCTAGGCGGGTGTTTTCATAATTGCACCAGGCATCTTGTGCGGTTGTACCAGGAGGAGAGAACACAAGTTCATTCTTAGGGCCGACAAGCATATAAAGGCTATGGCGGGTTTTCATTGTGCCAATTCCTTCTTTCCATTGCTTTCGAGATACGCAACTGTCGGCTTCTCTTCCCCGAGGTATCCAGCCCGGAAGCCAAAGAGAAGATAAGGGTACAATGTCTTGTCCTTATATTCGTCTATCCATAGCGCCTCGGCATATCTGAGATCGGTTCCGAACCAGCCGTTGTTCTTTAGAGTTGAACCGAACTCAAACGCCATATCAATCGCTTCTTCCTTTGTTGTTGATACGTTCTCTCTGATGAACATGCTAATCCCCTTAAAACGCAACTGCTTTCCGGATGTCATAGAACACCTCTGTAATGGGCCCGAGGCTAATGTGAAAAACCGGGTAGGCCTTCCCATCTCGCCCAAGAAGCTTAATCGCCTCGACCGGATAGCCGCTGCGGCTCTTGGCTGCGATCCGACGCGATTTAATTGTGAAGAAGTCATCGGCAACTTTTTCTTTCTTCATTTCAAGCTCCCATTGTCCAGTTGAAATTATCATCATAGATTGCGAGCATCCGGTGAGCCCAATAAGCGAATTGTTTTGAAGGCTCGTACTTCTCTGGGCTTTCAAATTTCTTCTTAAGCTTCTTCCCACGGCCAACGCTCCACGTAACGAATACACAATACATTTAGTTCTCCATCTGGTTATCGAGGAACACAACCCGCCCCTTCATCGTTAAGTAAGGCGAATTAGAAATGGCGTCCGATAGGTATTGATCCTCTGGCGTCTCCGGAGGAAACAAAGGATCAAGCAACAGCCCTATCATCCACTGAATAATCTGGTAAGCCCTTTGTGTATTTACGCCAAGGCGCTCTCCGATGCTCCTATATGTGTGACCGATAAGCCTCATTTTAACAGCCGCTCTCGCTCGGTCGTGGTTACCCATCTCGCTCACCACACAAAGATTGCGGAATAAATCGAAGCGATAACGCCTCCAATAATCCCGAGGAGGATACAAGCTCCCCATATCTGTACCATGTCCATATCCTGAACGAAGTCAATAAACTTTCTCATCTTCTACTCCTCACAAATCATCGCCCCGTGATCGGGGCACAAAGGCGGTCCAACGTCGCGTATCCACTTGCGCGCAACCCGGGAGATGTAGCCGCAGGTAACGCACTCGCACTTCAAGAGGCGCGCATTATCCTTCTTCTTCTCCTTCACTCTCTCGGGCTTGCGCTTGCCTGATTCTAAGGCCACTAGGTAAGCCTTAGCCCCGCCCCGGGTCGAGAAGCGGGGCGCAAGCTCCTCTCCCCCAAAGACAACAGAGTATCCATCCTTCATCTTCCTAGTTCGGTTCGGGTTCACTTCGCCCAAGCCCGGGCACTAGCCCAAGACCATTTGTTAGAGCCCCCTAGAGCATTACCGAATGCCTTGAGGGTAGCGGACTGGGGCTTGCGGGTTCCTCCCTCAAACCATCCATGGACAGTGTTAGGGCTAACCCTCGACCGGCGGCAAGCCTCCCGGATGACCCAACCTTTCGAGACGTTGTTTGCTTTCGCTAAGTCATCGACCCGCGTGCGCATGACGTCAATCTCCGGGTCCTTCTCTTTAAAGAAGTATGTGGGATAAACCCCTGCGGCTTTCAAAATACCTCGGGCCATATTACACCTTCACCCATTGTCCGCGCTTCGGATGCTTCACTAGTTTCAACCGCACAAGAGAGCGGAGGTGAAACCCGGCAGTGCCGGCGAGCATCTTTCCAATCCTCCCAAGCTCCACGGTACGGTAGACGATGCCCTTGTGCATGTTCCCATAGATACGCATTTGGGCAGAGGTCAACTCAGGAATATCTCCCCGTTCCTTCGTTTCGATGACGGGGGAGAATTCAGGGCAGATCGTAATGCCGGCCTCGACCATCTTGCGGAGGAAGCCGCCGACATCTGTGTCCTCGATCCGGAAGATGATGTTTGTTACATTGGTATTCATAGCTATGTTCCTTTCTTTTGCTTCGCCTCTAGTTTCTTGAATTTCTTCACATCTCTATCAAGCTCCTTTGCCCGGTGCCGAAGTTCAAAAGCAACATCTTCGGTTATCCAGGTTACACAGCCGAGACAAAGGCATTCCCCCTCTTCATTAGGAGGGTCACGCGGGTCTTCATAAAATGGTAGCGGCTTTTTATCTCCGCACTCGATACATTCCATCTTTCTCTTCGCCATTACAAGCACTCCCAAGCAGATCGAAGAGAGCCCTGCGCCTTCTTAAGATACTCAAGAACATCCGGCCTTTGGTTTTCGGTTCTTCCTTCAAGCTCTCGCGAAAGCTCCTTTACAACTTGTTCCAGGCGCTTGATGCGGAGGTTCAATGCCTCATTTGGCATACCTTTAAAATTAGCCATAGCTCATGATCCTTTCTTTGGGTTCAATACCGGGTGGAATGGATTATCGTGCTGTAGGTCTAATACCACCTCCCGGGCTCGCTCTGTCTGCGCCTCCAGGTCTTCCACCCGCTCTAGGGCTACCTTGTATTGGGCGGCTATCCCGGCTTGTTGCTCATCCCACTCCTTCTTCCCGGCCTCGGTCTTTAGCTCATAGTAATCGGTTTGGATGAGGCGCTTGAGTTGATTGATCAATCGCTTGGCTACCTCGACCGATTTAGTGCGGGAGTAGAACTCTTCTTTCACGAAGATGTTGTGCCACCCTTCGCGGTCTGTGTAGGCGTAGATGTCCCCGGGAAGGTAGTCCACCATGACGAGAGCAAGCACCTTATACTTCTCTCGCCTCTCGGGATCGAAGAACTCAGCGCGATTGGGCATTGAGGCCTCTCCCTTTGTTTAGAGCTTCGCAGATTAGCTTCGCTTCATCTTCGTAGAAGCCCGAGCCTTGATAAAAAAGTCCGATGCTTAGACCGTATTTTTTACAAACTGGCGCCCCACACTGACACTTTACCGGGGCAATAGGGGTTAGACCGAAAGCTTGTATCAGCTTGTCCTTTAGGGTCGGGAGGGGTTGTTTTTTACCCTCTCTCATCGCCTTCTCGCCTCCCCAATCGATATTATGTACAGCCCTGGCGGCATAGCCAGCCTTCTCATGGTGTTGGCAAAAGTCGCTTCCTCTCTTCGCTATTTTTGCGCAGCGATGGGCGGGAGGGCGAGCGACTTCAAACTGACACTGCCGTTTCTCCCATCCTTTCTTTAGAGGCCGAACGGTCATGCTTCGGTCCTTTCACAAATGAACTTGTTGCGCCTCTCGACTTCCCGCCGCGTCATCTTACACTTTCGGCAATAGCTTGCGTTTATGTCATCGCCTTCCGTGAACCAATGAAGCCTCTTTCTCCCGGGCGGGGCTTTTGAATATACAGTTACCATTTCACCTCCCCTCCCTCTTCATTTTCTGGTTGGCTTTCTCTTTGTCGCGAGCCCGCTGAATTGCTCGGCTAACATCGTTGCGGTGGTCCCAGCACCCAGCTAGGACTTCCCGCGCGAATGTGTGTTCGCCATCGGCTCGCGCCATCTTCGCAATCTCCTCGCGCCCGATTTCATCTGGGGTCTTGTTCGTATTCATTTATCACCTGTTGAAATATCTATCGCCGCATTAAGCCGACTGCTTGCCGTCAATAGATTATCTGTTTCATCAGCACGGGCGATTTTAGAAATACGGCTAAGCCTTATTTCCTTTTCATTTATCTGATCCGCGAAGAAGATGATATCCACCTCCATCCAGGCGCCCATCCGTTGACTGGCAATAAATTGCTCACCTGTCTCTAGGTCATTACAAGCGATCCATTTCGGGCAGTCAGAAGAACTAGTCCACTTCGTCATGACCTGGCACTGGACGTATCTTCCATTGCGCCGGACAATCTCGCGGGTTGGGTATACTCTCGGGTCTTCGGGCTTCGGCGGCTCGCTCATCTTTTTTATCTTGGCTAGCTCCAACCGGGCGTATCGGTGTTCATCTAGGAAGTCGAGGCAGCGGAAGACATCGACCTTGAACCCGTCTCCGAGCTTGGAGAAAAATTCAGAACCTCCCGGGACAAGCTTGAGGAGCCGCTGGCCGAGTTCATGAAGCTCATCATCCGTTAGCTCCACAACAGCGTCGCCCTTCCTAGACTTCCGCGCAACAGCTTGTAGGATGTCGTACAGCCGCACCATGCTGTCCGGGGAGGTAGAGAGGGCTAGGGTGGCCTCCCGAACGCGCAAGGCGGTCGAGGCACGGCCTGACTGCTCATATTCCCCAGCTAAGGTCTGGAGCGCGAAGAGGAGAGCGTTGGATTTTTGAAGTTCGTTCATGTTCATATTCCTTTCTAAATCTCATTCCACGGGAAGCGAGGAGATACAATCTTAAGCCGCATGTGCCGCTTACAGTCATAAAGCCGAGGCTGGTAGACCCCGCCAAACTCTTCGCGCCTCCCGCTAGTTGCATATTCAAGAGCATCAGCGAGACGGCGGAAGCGGGCTTCATTCCGCCCATCTTCATTCCGCCAGATTAAGAGGAAGCGACCTTCCATCATCATTCGCCTGTGGAAGTTATCATGGGCGCTTTCTTCCCATACGTTTTCTGGATATCCAAACTGGTCCATATTAAATATCCTCCAAGGTTCTAATGACGCGCAGGCCGTTCTTCCCTACGACAAAGAGCATGCGGCGAGGGTTTGACCTCTTGTATTCAATCGCATCTCCCTTGTTGCGGAATTTTATGCGATCAGGTTCCCCGCCCCGCTTGTCTACGAAGCTTGTGACTTCGTAGTGGCTAGGATTTTTCAAAGCCTCTTGCTCAGCTGCCGTAAGCGGGGAGGGTTTCAAAGTCATCTCCTGTGTTGTTAGAATTATTACCGGCCTCCATGAAATCCGAGGGTCGAGGTCAAACCACTCTTCTAAGGTTGTTTGTTTCATGTCTTCCCCCTAACACCCGAACCGTCTTTCAGCGGCCTGAATAGCATCCATCTCTGCTATAGCCTCTCGCTCATTATCGTAGGCTTTTATCTGCTCCTTCGTGCACTTCGCTCTATCGAGGACGGCGATGACCCGCTGGCCTTCGCACCTGTAGCAAGCTACGTCATAAGCCCCGCCTAGATAGTCGGCCTTGAAGTCGGGGTCTTGATCGAAGTCCTCTTGGGTTAGGCCGTTCCCATCTATCGAAGGGTTGACGTGCGTTCCTTTCCCTGAACACCTTGGACACACCTTGAACTTAGTAGGGAGAGTTACTTCAACCTCTTCCATCGCTCCATTGATACTGATCATCATGAAGGTGGTGCATTCTTGCTTATTTTTCATTTCCATTACTCCTATTTGACTTGCTTGAGAGGATCGTAACCAACCTGTTGGTTGAGAGAAATTTTCTCGGCTCTCGCGTGACCTGCGTTGAAGGCCCCGTGGTCGCGCTTTGCGGCCTCGCGTTCTTCCTTGCGGTCTTGGCGCTCCCAGTACTTCCGGTTGCTTTCCTCTTCCTTGGCCTTTTCCTTCGCGGCCTTCTCGATGATGCGGGCGTAGAGCTTAGGATGGAAGATAGCGAGGCATTCCATCCCTTCGGCTTCATAGCGTTCTTCCCGCTCAATCTTGGCGTAATACTTCGCCATAGCGTCGGGATCGACAACTTGTCGCGCTTGCCGTCTCGCCCAGGCCCCTTCGCCATAGCGAGCGTCATAGTTGCCGGCTTCTTCCGATGCGGCATAGTCCGCCAACACCAAGGCGGTCCCGGTCGAGGGAGCCGAGGCGGGGTGTGCGGCCCGTCTCTCTTCTTCCTTCGCCTTCTTCTGGCGCTCTAGGTCAACGCGGTCCCGCTCCTCTTGGATACGGTCGATCAGGTTCGCCACAGCACCCTCGCGGAAGTTCATTGCTTTCCGGGAGAAGAGCATTGTTGAATCATAGTTGTACTCGGCCATCCACTCCCGAAGAAGGCGTTCAATTGCCTGGTCGAGATATCCAACCATTACCTTCGTCATTGCGACGTTGACCTTGCGGCCGATGAGCTTGTGGACCGGGCGAAGAATACGGAAATTTTCCGGGCATCCTTGCGACTTCCATTCCCGCCGGTCATTTGAGTTTTTCGGAGGAAGCTGCGATTGAATCATCTCCTTCGTGATCCAGTGCATGCAGAAGTTGAGCTTGGCGACAGCTGCGTATAAGTCGTGGTTGTATTTGTAGAAGCTACCTTCCACGGCTTCCTTCTCGCGCTTTTCGTCCGTGGCTCCGGACTTCCGCTCAATCGACCCCATGTCCAGGTTGTGCTGGGTCATGATCTCCTGGGCCTTCGCGGCCGCAGATGCCGCTTCTTCCGCATTGGGGTTGTTGCTCGCGAGCTTAAGGAGCTTCACAACGCGGTCGAGGATTTTGTTCATGTCAGGTGTGTTATTAGACATGTGGTTATTCCTTATTTGCTATTCGGGTGAGGGATGACGGTGTCGGAGTAAATCTTGTCCCGGGTAACAACGGACATGATCCCGCGTTCAAGAAGCTCTTCCACCTCGACAGGGTGGATGTCCTGGCCGATCTTATAGCGGATAGTGTTGAAGGCCTCGATGACGCGGAAGCCCAAGCGTACATCCGGCTTGCCGGAGGCGGCAGAGCCGTAGACTTCGTTGACGATGATCTTCTTTTGTAGGTTAGCCATTTTAATTCCTTCCTTGGAGGATGCGTTGAAATTTAACGATGGACCATTTTATTGAGCGAATTTTTCCTTTCGATGGGTTAGGGAATTTAGACAAGGCTTGAAGTTCAAGGTCCAACGCTTGTATGCGCTTTTTAGCAAACTCGCGGCGCTGAAGCGTTGATGGTTCTGTTCTTCTCATTTCAATTCTCCTAGCGCAAGACGATTGCTGAAATAGTTTCCCCACTCTCATCATCCTCGATGAGTTTCGGCATGTTGTGATATGATGAATGTTTTACGGGCATTTCTTCTATGCTAGAGACTTCCGGGGCCACAACTGTTTTCCAATAGTCTCCATAGTTGTAGGCGAAGTGGACGGGGAGGTTTTTGTCTAACCCCTTAAGTTGTTCAATCAATTCTCCAACGGTCATCTTATGTTCCTTTTTAAGTTAGCCGAAAACCATGAAGCCTTTTTGGGCGATGTGTATTGCGGCAACGTTTGCGTCACGGCCCTGTCCCTGAGGGTTGGCGAAGATCGCAGTGAACCGATGCTCCCGGTTGAGGACGATTATGTGACGCTCTTTGTCGAAGCCGTATTTTTTGATGTGCTTTTTCAAAAGGTCTTCGGTTGCGTATGAGCGGGAGTGGTCGATGTTGTTGAGAGCTTCCATCTTATTTTTCCTTCCAGGTGCGAAGCCAAATATTTATGAAGCCGTCAGCGAACCAGACGGCCTCCGGGTCGTTGCTATCTCCGAGGAGGAAGAGACGCCCACCACACTCGAAAGTCTCCTTGTTCATGCAGAGCATCTTTAGCTTCTGGCATATCTCTTCCAGAACCTCGATGTTACATTTTGAAAGTCGCACCCTTGCAACGAAGGTGTCGACTTCAGCGTTTGTCGAGTGGAAACTTACATCGACATCTATCATCAAATTATTCACGCTGAATAATTCTTTGGTGATTTCGTGAGCGACTTTCTTTTTGAGAGTTTCTCTATCCATTTTCATCTCCCTACGGTTGGCCGATAGCGTGAGCGACTTTGTTCGCAATCTCTTGATCGTCTTGCGAAGGGTCGCGGTGGATTTCCTCTAGCGCCATATCAGCGGCATCGTCAATGTCGTAGTCCTTGAGAACGATCAGCGCGATGTCTTCGGCTCTAGTCCAGATTGTCCGTCCCATTTTAGTTCTCCCTAGATGTGCTTATGAAAAACAGCCCAGAAGATTAGCTTGGAGTTTTTAATTCCAATCCACATCGGCCCGAGGCCCGCTCCAATTATCCTTTCGCAGTCTTGCCTTAAAGTCTGTAAGCTGCTTGAATCAGCGATGTTGCCCATTGTATCTATGATAGAACTTGAGAACTCGATGCCTTTATCATTTACAACAACCTGCCCATCAATAAAGATGTTGATGCATTTATTAGCAGCGCGGAGAAGTTCATTCTGTGATTTTTTTGTAATTTTCATTTGATGTTCCTTTCTTGAGAGGCTTACTGGCCATCATCGTCAGCGCTGTGGAGCCATCCACAACGTAAAAGAGCGGACCAACCGGCCCGCTCTCTTTTCGATTTTGTAAGCTGTTTAGTTTTTAGAAGCCCGAGGCGCGTGCCCAGGGGGAGACGGGTGTATTTAATCAGGCGGTCATTCTCCGGTAGAGAACGATCCTGTACCCGGGCAAGCCCCTGGGCACTCGTCTCGGGCCTCTAACGTATGCGCGTTCAACTGAGCTTCACAGCGGCAGTCACGTATCGCATTTATCTTCCGGCTTGGCCGGGTCCTAAGTCCTAGAGCTAATGCGACTGGCGCTCGCTCCTCGGGCTTCGATGTCGCGTGCTGACTAGGGGTCTGGGCTCCCTGTCTCACCTCGCCTCGGTAGGGCTTCGCCCTTCGCCTGATGCCCTAGTCCCGCGCTGTGCGCTAGAGGGCCTGTCCTGGCTACCGTTGCGGGCCTCTAGTTGCGCTTTCTTCCGGGAACATTTCTAAGTCTCCTCCGGGTTCGCAACCAGTCAGCTTTCGCGTCCCCCGTATTTGTCCGCCCCGGGGGAGGGGTCGGGAGGGGCTCCGTAGGCCCGTCCTTCGATTAAGAGTGTAATATATAGAGTGTAGGGCTCAAAACCCTATTTCAGCCATATTCCCCAACAAAACAAGCAATTCACTATCCGCCCGGGGCCTATTCGGCTCAAAACCGGCCTCGGGGCCCTAGTCGTGGCGGGCGGGTATCGGTTCGTCCTTTTGTTCTTCTTGTTCGTGGAGAAGACGGCGCACCAGTTCCGCTTCTTTGTGAAACTCTGGAGAGAATATAGCAACCGGAATTCCATGCCCTGGGTGTGGAGAGCGGAACAAATGAATTGAGCCGTGGTCAGAGAGGTGTGTTGTCCAGCGATACATCTTCATTCCCTTTCTTTGTAGCGAAGCGGGGTGCGCCAGCAAGACTTCCTTAAAGGGAGGAAGCGTTGACGGGCCTAGCGCACCCCTCTCCTCGGCTCTTAGAACTTCCCGTCACCTTGCGCGGCTCTGTCCGCGTCACGGTTCTCGTCAGTGTAGTTCATCCGGACTTCGCCCTTGTTGATGCTATCTTTGAATTGCTCAGCGCGGTTGACGATATCTTCCCCGCCCGGCAGATCGAAGGTCAGGAAGCTTTCATCATCCGGGTGATCGGCGGGTTTGTAAACCTGAACCTTCCACGACATCCAGTCGCCATCGTCATTGCTTTCGGGTTGCGTCGTGAGACGATACGGACGGAAGTACATTTCCGGATTGTAGGTTCCGCTCTCGCCTTCTCCCTTCGGCTCCTGCCAGCCTTGGATCAAGGAGTTGAGGCGCTTGGCCGCTTTCCAGTTGCTAGAGGTCATCGAGATGATGCACTCATCGGCCTTGCCGCTTTCGGGATCAACCAAGAACCCGAAGTAATCGCCTGACTCAACGATCTGCTCCTTGCCGCCGGCAAGAAGGTTGCGGCCCTTCTTGTCCGTCTCGACAACGAGCGCCATTGCGCCCTTTTCGTCCTGGCCCCAGTCCTTCACGAAGCCACCGCCATCGCCTTCCTTGCCGCGAAGCTTCCACTGGGTCCAGCGGCGAGTGTACTTCGTGGGAACGAAAATGATGCCCTCTTCGCCATCGAAAAGATCAGCATTAGCGTTGTTGTAAATCATCCCTTCCGCTGCGCCATCCACAAACTTGTCGCTGCTCTTAACGCAAGGTTGCGACTTCGCTTGGAGGATAACAACGAACGGGATCAGAAGGTCACGCTGCTCAAAGCCGTGGCCTTTAGTCTTAGAAGCAGCCGCAAGCATCCGGCTCCTGGCGTCTCCGGTCGTCAGGGCCGTACTTCCCTTGGAGCGGTTAGCAACAGCGCGGCTCCCCGAGGAAGCGTTGCCGGCTTCCGGCTTGGTCTTGTTGTTCTTCGTTTTGGCTTTGGCTGCTGCGGCCTTCGCGGCTTTATCAGCAGCGGCTTTCTTCGGATCAATTTTTCCCATAGCACTTATTCCCTTATTAGATTTTCGATGCCTTTTTCAACCGCCAGCCACTCCGGCATTGTGAAGATGTGGCCATCGCGTTTAACAATACTCATCGGTAAAAATAAAATCTCTTCCTTGGCGACTAGCGCCTGCCTCATTCCTTTCTTGTAGTTAGGATTTTTAACAATGTAGGACGCTGGGCCGTCCTTCTCATATACAAGTTCAATTTCAACCAGCCGTTTACTACCGCGCCCCGCCATCATCACCCCTCTTCGGAAAATCAATGCGAACAAAAACCCCCGTCTCTCCATCGAAGACATCAAAAGGAATATCCTTGCCTGCCTTAAGCCGCTCGCGGAAGAACGCCTGGAGCGTTTGCGGGTGGACCCGTTCTTTCAATTCAACAACAGCCTTGCCCCCCTTCTTAAGCTGCTCAAAGAATTTGCGAGCTAGGGCTGAATCGTTACGGGAGAACTTTCCAATCAGTTCGCACTTCAGAAGGTCCTCCGCCTTCCACTTCTTCAAGAGGCCCAGTGCAGTTTTGAGCTTCTTCGGTTCCTTGGGCCAAGTCCCGGTGAGGTAGCTATCCAACTCTAAGTGAGCGCCTGAATCTTGATCTGTGAAATCTCGGATGCCCGCTTCAGCGAAGACGGCGGGGAGAGTTTTTCTTTGCATCTCCAACATCTTTGACCGGATTTCATCGCAAGAGGTTTCGAGCGCATTCAATTCTCCTTGCAACGCTTCGTATTCCGCGACGCACCTGTGTACTTGCTTAAGGTCTTTGTTGCTGGCCTTGACCGTCCGCGCGAACATGTCGCGCTTTTGATCCGACTTCTTATCCTTCTTCGCGGGGGCTTTTGCCGCCGCTTTCTTCTTTGACGCCATAACGGATGTTCCTTTCTTAGATGTAGATGATTTTTGTTGGTGTATAAAAGCCGCCTTTAGTTCTTTCTCCTTCCGTGTCTCGCTCGCGCTCCCACCGGAGCCAATTGATTGGTTCCTTCATCATGTTCTCTCGGGCGAAGACCATCCCCGCCAGGAACAATCCAGCCGGGTCCGCGAGGCCGTAAGCAATATAATCATCCGGGTGGTAGTCCTTAAGGGCCTTCTTCAATTTGAATAGCGCGGGCCCGGGCATCCGGCCTGGGTGGTCTTGCGGGGTAAGGATCGGCATAACAGTTCCATAACGTTGAGCAGAGCTTAGGTCAGCGTTTTGCGACCAACTCTCTTGTATCAACCAAACCTTTGGTTCACGTTCACTCAAATCAATTCTCCTTTCTCGGGAGATTATAGAAGGGAAATTTTAACCAAGTCTTCCACGTTTAAACGGTCCTGCTATTGCGCGACTTAGCGAGGTATAACGGGTGTCCCCGCTAAACCAGTTCCACTCATGTGTATTCATCCATCTTACCAGTACGTACTTCTCCCCGGGCCATCCGCCTATATCAGAGAAGAATGGAATTTGCGGGGCCTCTAGTCCTAATTCAAACATGTGAGTGCGGTTAGGCGGGCACTTCGCAAGCTCCTTCACCTCTACAAAAAACTGCCGTCCTTTATCGGGTCCTTTGTAGATATCGAGGCGCGGAGAAACCCAAACGATGTAATCAGGTATTCCACGCATCCCATGAAGACGCTTCCAAACACCAGGGAACTCGCCCCGCTCAATAGCAGCATAACAGTTGCCTTCATTTACCATCGGTCGTTTCCTTACATCCGCCCCCTAGTGAATCATAATCCAGGTATATCGTCTCCCACTCCTCCATCTCATCTTCGGAGGCCTCATCTAGCGGCAACCCGTTTCTCACTCTTCTTCGGCTTCTGGGCCTCGGGCTCCTTCTCCTGATCCTCTTGTTCGCCATTTTTACTCTCCAGCAACGCTGTGTTTACTTCTAGCTTGCGAACCTTCTCAACGAACACCATCCCATAGGTCGGGGCGTATTGTCCGCGAACAAGGTACCAATCCTCATCAATAACCCCGTGCTCAACAATAGGCAGCGCCATCTCTTCGTAGGGTTGCCCCTTCTTAATTCGACACATCACGATCCCAGAGTCATCGGCAACCCGGAAGTTCAAGGCGAGCGTCGGCCCAGTCAACACCTTCCCGTTACGCTTTTGAACGCTGATCGTTTCATTCGCATCTCGCACGTTCTTAGTCTTTAGCTTCCCGAGGAACACAATATTTTGATCTGGTTCCTGGTCGATGACCTCAAGTATTTTCCAAACATGCCCCCGTATCCCGAACTTCTCAGGGTCCTCATAGTATTCAGCAAATAAAGTCTCAGCTTCAAAGATGTTATCGAAAGGCGTAACGGGGTTCTCTAGCTTCTTCGCGAGCCCCGCCGGAAGCTGGTATTGCCTCATCGCAACTTCTTTTACTTTTTTCTTCCCGACTTTTTTGACGATGTTTATTTCAGTGAGTTTTTTATTGCGCCAATCGATAATCTTTTGGGCGGCATTACCGCCGACACCCCGGATATTCGTAAGCCCTCCATATAGCACACCATTCTTAACAGCCCAGTTGATTTCAGACTTTTCCGCGTCAACGGGGATATATTTGAAACCTTCTTTGACTAATTCGCGAAGTGTTAGAATGGTACTATCATCCCCCTTGGAGTTACGTAACTGAGCCGCTGCGTATTCAAGAGGAAACTTGCTTTTAAGAACACAGCACCAGTAGGAGACATTTCCATAAGCCACAGCATGGCTTCGGTTGAAGCCGTAGGAGCCCATCGTACACATGTGATCCCAAACGTGCTGACTTTCCTTTTCGGTGAGTCCATTCTTCTTCGCTCCTTCCCAAAACTTCCCATAGTAGCCATCGAAGTATTCTTTGCCGAGGCTCTTGCCCATCGCTTTACGCAGCGCGTTGACTTCTTCCCAGGTCAGATTGCCGATGTCTTTGGCGATCTTCATGACCTGCTCTTGATAGATAACAGTGCCGAAGGTCACTTTTGTGATAGGCTCGGCCATTGGGTGGAGGTACTTAACCGCCTTCTTACCCGTCCGGACGTTCACGAAGTCGCCTGCAGACCCTGAGACTAGCGGCCCGGGGCGCGCGAGAGCGGTTAAAGCGATGATGTCCTCGATGTTCTCCACCTTCATCTGCCGGCACAAGCCCTCGACCGCGCGCCCCTCGAATTGGAAGATGCCGGTCATGCGGCGCTTGTTGATTACGTCAAAGGCCTTCTTATCGTCTAACGGATAGCTCTGGAGCCAGTGTATGTCCTTGCCTACGTGCTCCAAGGTGTCTTGTATCACAGATAGGGTCCGGAGGCCTAGTGCGTCAATCTTTAGAAGATTGATCTTAGCCGCGTCACGCCAGTCGACTTGCGCCACACCCGTCCGTAGGTCCACCGAACAATAATGGTTAACCGGGTGCTGGGTGATAATAATTCCGGCCGCATGCTGCCCCGTATGGTTGGCGTGGTTCTCGATTTCTCCCGCGACCTTCATGGCGGGATACTTCTTGATGAACTCGCGCCCCATTGTATTGTCGGTGAACGTATCCATAATACACAGCATCGCACGCGCGTCGCCCGAGGACCGCTTGAGCATCGCGGCCTTAAGCGCCTCAGTCTCTTTAATCGGCACCTTCAATTCTTTTGCGACATCGTTGATGGCGCTGTCCGACTTGTACCGGCTTATGGTTCCGATGCGGGCGATGCGGTTACTCCCGTACTTCTCCTTGATGTAATCAAATACAAGCTCGCGCCTATCGTCCTGGAAGTCCACATCAATGTCGGGCAAGTCTGCGCGGCTAACGTCAATGAACCTCTCGAAGAGGAGCCCATAGTGGATAGGGTCAATGTCCGTGATACCTAGAAGGTAGCAAGTCAAAGAGCCGCAAGAGGAGCCGCGAGCCGGTCCCACCACCATATGTTGCTTCGCCCAGGCAATCATATCCGCCAATACAAAGAAGTAATCTTCAAACTTCTTATCCGAGATTAGCGTCAACTCGTTATGAAGCCGGTCACCATAAACCCTATTTTTCAAGTCAACCTTGCGGACCTTCGCGCCCTCGATACAAAGCTGGCGAAGCGTCTTCTTTGATTCAAACTTAACCATCTCCGCTTTCGGAAGCGTGACGTTACACTGATCATATAACTTCCCCGTCTCCTTGATAGCGGCCTCGGGGCACCAAGGTACATACACCCTCAACTCTTCCTCAGTGAGAATGTGAAAGCCCTCGGCAACGTTCTCCTTGAAGCGCGGGGAAATAATCTCATAGGCCCCATAATGCTCGGGACGGGGGTAGTAGTTATTTGAACCAGCGAGAGGCTTTAGGCCCCGCTCCATTGCTTGCTTGACGTTATACTCCTGGGCCCCGGGCGTTACGGCAACGTATGCCTTCGGCGGGGCCTTCCTCCAGTCTGTATCCGGGGCGATGACGATTAGGTTGGCCCAGTCTATCTCGTGTAGACCCAACCTGCTAAGCCGCCCCTTATCGTCCTCTGTGCTCTTCGTGGTTATCCGGTATATCTCCCGGAGCCCTACGTCATTGCGCGCTAGGAAGCGGTAGAAGTACACAGGCACCTTAGTCTCATGCGAGGTGTCCATGACCGGAAGCTCTACGCCTAGGACGGGTTTCACGTTCGCCTTCTTCGCGGCATTGAAGAAGTCAACATGCCCCCACGTCCCAGCGCGGTCAGCGATGCCCACTCCACCAGCAGTGAGAACCTTAGAGGTTTGCCCGAAGGTGCTGCGATAGGAATATTCAGTGCGGCAGAATAGGTTTTTGAACATGTTAGTTACTCCAAGCTAGCGATGAACTCTTTTGCCTTCTTATCCGCCCACTCTCCATCAGACATAACCGGAGCGTCCTTCGGGCAGATAACTCCGGCGGCTCCCATAAACCGCCCTAGCTCTAGGGCTTGTTTAAGAAGCATCGCAATTCCAACCTCAATATGTCTCTCTTTCATCTTCTTGTCCTTTCTAAGCGAGCAGATGCCAGCCGCGCAAATGTAGTTGCTTTTTCTCGCGTCTATGAAGAATGTAAACGTTCCATTCCTCTGTATCAAAATAAGCTTCACGCAAAAGATTTATGCCCGCGAGAACGTCTGCGATTTCATCGGCAACCCAAACGCGGTTTACCTTCTGAGTAACCGGCTCACGCTCATCGATCCCTTGTATAATACAGCGAGCCAACGCAGATTGAAGCTCTCCAAGCTCCTCGATTAGTTTGCCTAACTGTTTCAGTGTAACCGGGTCCGTAATAGGATGCCACGGGTTTGCTGGCTTTAGATCATCTACATCAATCGGCATCTCACCCTCTCTTTTCTCTGTAACCATTTGTTGCGCAAAAATGAGTAAAGTCCAAAGTCTTTAATTTATTAACATAATCTGCTTTTGACCTCCAAAGAGATGGGCATTTTTCACATGTAACAGAACTATAACGACTTGGTGAAAAACGGTAACCATTGAAGGCGGACCTGTTGCCGTTTCTTTCGACAACCCACCAGCGTCTTTTTTCTAATGGTTTGTTTCTCTCTTTGCAATTACAAACTGCTCCGCCACTCATTTTCTATTCTCCAGAATATGGAAGTAACAACGAGCGCAGGCAATAACATCAGGTGTGGCGCGGTGAGCCGGGAAGCCTTCGCCAAAGAGATGCTCGTGAAGTTGAGTTAGCGTCATTCTATGGCCCTTGATATCCATACTCATCTGAACTGTATCAACAACCGTTAACGGCCAAGGGAACCCTTCCGCCCCAACTCGCTTAAGTTCAAACCCGAGCATTTGAAAATCAAACCAAGGATTGTGACCGACAGCGCGGCGTACACCCCAGAACAATTCTTTGAGCGTCGGGAGGTAGGTGATGAACTTCGGTTGATCCTTTAGCATCTCATCTGTGATGCCTGTGATCTTCGGGATATTCGGAACCCTTGAGTTGTTAGGATCACCTTTAGGAAGGAGGAAGCCGGGGTTAATAAGAAACTCAACATGCTCAACCTCCTTCTTCCCCTCGAATATTGTACCAGAGAACTCAATGACGGACGGCTGAAGGTTTAGGTCAACAGCGCCATTAACAGGAAGGCCTGTTGTCTCAGTGTCAAACACCAGCGTCAGGTCGGGCTTTGCGATCTGCTTTTGAACCTTCCGTTGTACGCCTATCACCAGCGGTACGTTTGCGTCGGCAATCGAAGCGGATGCGGAGGATACGGATGCGCCTGTCTTCTCCCGAGCGGCCCCGGGCTTCGCGCCCGCTGTCCCAGAGACGGCGCGATCCTTCCCTGGCGTTTCCCGGGAAACCAACTCCGATTTCTTCTGCTCCGCGCCTTTCGCCTTTGCGCTCATCTCTTGCTTTTGCTTCTTCACGCTTTTCTTCTTCACCACAAGAGCACTCACGCTGCGCCTCTTCAACTGCTGCATCCGCATATTCCCCGTTCTCGACATTGTCTAGCTCCTGTTGTATTGCCCAGTAGACGATTGAATCAATTGCGCTGTCTTCGTGCCCGCCTGTATTAAAGTTCTTACAATAGCGAGAGAGCTTGCTTATGATGTTGAAGAGATTAGATGCCCTCGCAAAATCCCCTTCCGTCTCTAGTTTCAATCCGGACGGGAACAATACTTTCAGCATAACCCCGAAATATTCATAGTTGTTCCCATACTCGCGGTTTTTCTCTTTGAACATTTCGATTGCGCATCTCATTACCGCAACGGGATTGTGAATATTCACCTCTTTCATCGCCTTAACAAACTCCGGATCAGGCCGATTCATTTGCATTGATCCTTATGCAAGCTTTGAAATCGAAGCCCAGTGCCTCGCGGCTCCCGAAGATAATATTATGGTAGGTGCGCTTGCCGGCAATAATCGGGTTGGTGTGCTTGTAGGAGGTGTCTTCCCAGACGGGGTGTATATCTCGCTGCCCAAGATGAAAACGCCAATCCTTCCCCTCTTCCTCTGTGCAATGAATTCCGAGATGGCTTATGAAAGGCATATCCACACCCATGCTTCCGAGTTTTTCATAAAGGCTCGGAGCATAGAGGCCCAGTGGAGATATTCCACGGTTTGAAACAGAGTGGAAATTGTGAAGCGAAAGGAACTGGATCAACTCCAACTCCTTAAAAGGAATGTCTTGCTCATAGTTATAGAACAGTTTGAACTCAACTTCCTTGGGCTCCGGATAACCGGCAACAACCGCTCTGCTATAAGCGTGGTCGTGAGACCATGTTGATCCGCCAATCCACTTCATCAAAGTAGATGGGAACCGCGTGGCGATAGCGAGTTGATCGAAGTCCGCTTCACGCCCAAAAATATTCATCTTCATAGTTCTAAGTCTCCATCGCAATCGCCAATTGAACCTTTTTCATTCGCCTCGCGCTCTTTCTTAGCGTCCTCGGGCGTCCAACCCGCTTCAATTAATCTTTGCTCAAACTCATCACACGACATGTCCTTACCCATCTCTAGGCTCCATACGGAATGATACAGCCGGTTAGATACTTATGCCGCTCTTTGTTCTGGAGGAGGAAGGCAATGAACTCAGCGACTGCCTTCGGGGGTGTCGGAACCCCGTTGGGGATCATGGATGCTTGCTTAGCTTCCGCCTCTTCCTCTGTCCAGCCCCGGAGCCCCGGGACTTGGGACTTCACTGAATTACTAATCCCCGTCCCCTCTAGGACGTTCGGAGCGATAGCGAACACATCGATGCCGTGCCTCGGCTTAAGCTCGCGGGCCATTTGCCGCGTCATCATGTGAACTGCGGCCTTACTCGCGTTGTAGATGTGGGTGCAGGTCATCGGTGTCCAGGCCGCTGTGGAGCCGATGTTGATAATTGTGCCGCCTTCAGACTTATCGAATGGGCGATACTTGCGGCCGTCCGGTCCTCGGGCCGACAGATAGGGGATAGCCGCCCGGGTCATGTTGAAGATGCCCTTGCAGTTTGTATCCATAATCGCATTCCAGTCTTCGTCTTTGGCGTTCTCGATAAAGCTGAGCGGGGAAACTCCTGCGCAGTTGATGAGCACGTCAATCGAGCGTTTGCGTTTCTCTCCTGGAGGACAGTGATGATCAAGGAACGCTTCGCAATCAATCGGGCTTCTCACATCATATACAGGATATGAGAAATCCAAAACTTCATGTGTGGTCTGGGCGTTGTCTCCTTGAAGCGCAAATTTAATCTCTTGACCAAGGCCGCTGGACGCTCCGGTGATAACAATACGACTCATTTAAAAAACTCCTGTCTGTAGAGAAGGGCGGGGATGCCGTTCATGTTGAATGCGTTCGCAACGTCTTTCCGGTCTTCGATGATTAGAGAGGCCTTTGCTATGGGTTTGAAATCTCCAAGAAATTGAGCGTACATCTTCATCTTTAGAACAGGCGACGTGTCTTCATTCCCGTAAGGACGCATGAAAACGGCATCTTGCGGGATGTTGGCGGCTTTTATCTGCTCAATAGTTTCGTTGCGGTACTCCTCGGAACGGGCCGTAAAGATGATGGAGTTGTTATCGAGAGCGAAAGCCCGCGCCACCATTACCATTTGCGGGATAGGAGGGGCTACGAGTTGGAACCTTACAACCGCGTCATAGTCCTTTTTGGCGTAAGCCTCCTTGGAGACATCCCGGAACTTAAACAAAACACCATCCAGGTCCCAGATGATTGATGTTTTAAATTTTAGCGGCGGCATCTTTTGTTCCTTTCTTACAGGCTTTAGGGTCTGGAGACCAACGGGTGAATACTGACTTTGTATTACAAGATGAAGCGACCCGTTTTTGTTCAAAGGCGCAGTTAACACAAACCCGGTGTTCGTCCGTTGGATAGCTCCAGGCGTGCGCTACATATACAGTTGGCTTCCGCGCCATCACACGCCCTCCTCAGGCGGTTGCTTCTCACAATGGTTAGGATCGCCAATTACAGCAATTTCATTTGGGGTGGCGGAACAATATTTACAAAGCATATTTCCGCCATGACCTAGGTTTGCATATTTAAATTCATGAGGACCATACTTCGCCCGCTCCTCTTCCGGCTTCCAAGCGAACATTAGCCAATCTCCTGACGGGCGCGGTCAATATCCTTGAGCGCATCGACAGCCAGAGTGGTGTCTTGGTTCCGGAACTTCGCAATGAACGCCTCGACCTTATCGAAGACACCCCGGCCCCTCGGGAATAGGAACTGCTCCGCCCAGGGGTGGACATCGAGAATAGCGGAGTGCATAGCCGCTAGAACCTCGCGGTATTCGTCCTGGACCCGTCCGCCCGTCCGCTTCCGGGCTAGCTCCGACATTGTGCGGAGGTTGAATTTAGCGACAAGGTTGGTGTGGATGTTTAAAGGAAGGACGCCCCGGGCATCTTCCGCCGGCACTCCCATAGCAATCATATCATTATAACCTTCGCGAATTTTATCCATTGTGCGCTGATAAATCCCGAATTGTTCTCTCATCATCAGAGGGACAAGAGACTTCGGCACAACGTAAGTGAATGCCGCATTGATAAGCATCCGCAACGTTTGTTGAGCATAGGAGCCTTGGCGCGTCCTTACGAGTTGATTGGCGAAGGCGCGGCTCACGTCCGTAATCAAGAAGACATAATCACAGAACTCCCAAGAGCTAGGGATTGTGCGGCTCATATACTTGAGGCCTTCGGCCTTCTCCTCTTCCGACATCGCCTGTATCTTCTCGAAAGTATCCTTGCCAAGCGTCAGCCGGGTTTCCTTTGTGAAGAGAAGAAGGTCAACGGCACCGTGAGTGTAGTTAATCAGTTCAACTTTCATTTCCTATTATCCTTTCTTTACGATTTCTTTGATCATTCCATAGCGGTCTTTTTGTCCAATCATCTTATCAACAAGTTGGACATCTTGTACAACATCATCAAGGAGTATCTGCCTCCAAGTCGCGAAACGCCCCACAGAGTAAATCCCAAACTTCTCAGTCGCATAAAGAATGAATGAGCGGCGCACCTCATCATCGACCGAAAGAAGCTTACCAAACTTCTGGGCCTTTACTCCTTCAACTTTTACCTGCGCACCTTCGATCCCGAAAACTTGCTCAAGCAACGGGTGTATACGCCACCCGCCCTTATCCACCCCCTCAGGGTCAGAAACATATTCGAGCGTTAAACGGCTCCCCGTTATCGAAGCCCGATACAAAGCAATATCACTCTCGGGAAAATAAACAGTTTGGTACAAATCAATATCGGGGCTCTCAATGGTAATCGTCTTTGTCCATATCTTCTTCGCCTCAAACTTCACCTGAGGCTCAACCCCGAGAATGTTAGCTAAAGCCGGCATTGGGATGGTGCTAATAAGCGGCACAGAGCCATCGCCATGGACTGCAAACTCTTCTAGCCCAGTTCCATAGACAATATTAACACCTTGCGCGAGCCGCTTTAGAAAGTCGGGAGGTGCGATGTACCGCTCGGCTGGCGCGAGGTTGAGGATGCTGCGGCCTGTCGCGCGCCCCGATACCTTAAGCGAATACTGATTGTTGTGTTGAAGCGTGCCCGTAGTCCGGAGGCGCTTACCATCCCACAATCCTTTTTGAACAGCCACCTTCTTAAAAGCAATCCCCGTTGCCTCGGCCACTGCGTTAGTTCGGAAGCGGAGGAGAGCGGCGTGGTTGTCGGGTAAGCTCGGCTGAAGTTCGTGTATGACGGGGGAACGGTTTTTCAGAATGTGTGCGGTTAGCAGGCCAGCCATCCCGGCCCCGAAGATTTTTATCATAAATTACACCCCTTGGTAGAAAAGCGAAACGCCCCCGGGGAGATAACCCCGGAGGCGCTTTCTTAGTCGATTGTAGCAGGCAGATTACTTGCTGACGCGGACGTACTTTTTGCGGACAGCGAGGCCTTGAAGGTCGTTGAGCGTTCCGCCCTTCTTCAAGAAGTCCTCATAAGTGATGCCGGGCTTGTCGAGGACGATCTGCATGCACTTGTGGCGCTGCCCCGGCTTGCCGGCGAACATCGGGTTGCAGGGGTTCTCCTTCTCGATGGGGTAGAGCTTTGCGGTGGGCTCGTAGGGCGACTTGCGGCCCGCGCCACTCGGAGCGGCCTTCTTCGCGGCTCCCTTCTTGGCCGGGGCCTTCTTCGCGGACTTCTTGGAAGCAGTCTTTTTGGTAGCAGCCATTTCAGTATCCTCTTCTTCGCTTTTGGTTTCCGTCTCCTCCGGATTGGTGGAGCGGTCTCTGTCTGTAGCGGGGTTGTAAGGCTCGGGCCCGGTATTTTTCAACTCGGGGTAATCGGCCTCACGCACCTTCGATTTAGCAACACTGACTTCAAGCGGCTCTTCATCGTCCTTGAACTTCGGGATTTTGAAACCAGCCGCCTTCTCAAACATTTCTTCATCGAATGCTTTTTTCACCTTCGGGTACACATCCATCAGGTAGCGAGGGAACGGCTTGAGTTCCTTCCCGGTGAAAAAGGTGTAGAGTGCCTTGAGTTGGTTTGGAGAGAGTTTCTCAATGGCAGCGTCTTTGTTTTCCAGAACGACAAACATTGTATTGCCTCGACCCTGTTGGGCGCAGGCTTGAACGATTGTCGCGTTGTTACCCTTGACGGCATAACGAACCTTAAAATTCCAAAACTGGACGCCAAAGATCATCTAATGCTCCTTTCCTGTGGCCGAGGGGTTCCCCTCAGCGGCTGTGATTATAATTGAATTGGTTAGGGCCTCATAGCGCGTTTAAACGACTAAATGCGGAAAGCCCTTTCTGTCTTCGGTTGTATCAAATAAAGGTTTTCTTTGGTCCTTGTTATGCCCACGAAGAAAACCCGCGTTTCATCGTCCTCCCCTCTTCTCATCATTCTCTCCACTCGCTTTGAAACATCCAAACACAATACCACGTTATCTTCTTCCCATCCTTTAGCCCCGTGAATTGTGCTCAATCTGATATCTCCCTCTTCCTTCAAGCTCTGCCCATTGCGGCGAAGCGAGCGGATATATTCGCGCATGGTAGGTGAGAGACGCGTCAGCCCTTCAATCCAACTCGGCAAGTCCTCTGCGGGCGCTAGCCCCATCTCTTCGCTTCCATATCTCTCTAGCCCCGGGATACGTGCGGGCGTCTTCGCGTCTGTTATCCAGCTACATATCAACCGGGCTTCCGAGTAAGGCACCCGGTTGCCCCGCCGCAAGCTCTCGTAAGCTATGACCGCCTTTATCTCTTCTGCTGTATTGGACCACTTCCCTTTGTGGAAGTAAACCAGCCCGAGGTTCATACAAGCATTCGCCGCATCCGTTAGCTGCCAGTGGTGCCGGGCCAGCAGTAGCCATTTTCCAACACTGATTGGAGCTTCTCCGAAGTCTTTGACCCACTGTACTGTTCCCGGAACGCCTCTTGAGGCGAAATGTTTTGGAATACGATTACTGATCCGTTCGACAACTTCCATAGCGAGGTTTTTGACGGTGTCAGGGAGGCGAAAGCTTTTTGGGAGAATGATCCGATCTCCTCTAAAGCTAAGCATCGCGGTGGCGTCTGCACCAGCCCAGGTATAAATAGATTGGTCATCATCTCCGGCGATAATAATTGATTTTGCGGCAGCACCAATAAACCGTACAAACCCCCACTGCTGAAGTGTGAGGTCTTGCCCCTCATCGACAATAAGGGCATCAACGTCCAATATCTGCTTAGGTAGTTCCAGCATGTCAGTGAAGTCGAGGAGATGGCGAGTTGTCTTATATTCATATAACTCCTTCCGGAAATTCTCGACCGTAACAAAAGCGAGTTGTTCTTCATCAGCAAAGCGCCAAGCTTCATCTAACGTTATCCCTTTGGCAAGAGATAATGCATGTATCTTCAAACAACGATCCCCGAGCGAGCCGCCTTCAAACGTTGTCCATACAGTATTGTCCGCCCGGATGTTAAAAGTTGTTCCGAGAATTTCCCCTAGCTCTTCCCAATGCTTCTTATTCATCACCTCATCGCGGCTAAGGCCGTGAAGCCTAAAGGCCGCAGAATGAATTGTACGAAACCAGATGAAGTCCGCCTCGGTGAAGTGTGGGAACAGTTCCAAAACGCGGCGCTTCGCTTCCTCGGCAGCGGCCCGGGTGAAAGCGAGATAGGCGATGCGCTTGGGGTGTATTCCCGCCTCGACAAGCCGCAGGACTTCATCTAGCAGGGTCTTAGTCTTCCCAGTCCCGGGAGGACCTAGATATATTTTTACCTTGCGCTTCAATTGCTTCTCGATTTTCTTACGGTGTCGGCACTGTTGTTAATGTAGCTACGCGCAATTGCGTCCGCTGCTTTCTTGTGTCCCGCATCGGAAAGCTGAATGAAGATTTCCTGTATGGTGTAGTTGTCCATAACCCCGGCCCGGTGAGGGAGGCAGATGGGATGATCCGCCTGACCTTTCGTGTAAAGCTCTTTGACGCCCACTGTCGGAACGTCTGAAGGACGCCAGATATATCCGCAGTCATGGCAAAGGTGCGAGCGGTGTGGCGGATTGGTCCAAGTACCTTGAGGTTCATCGACGTGCTGCGCCCCACAAGACGGGCAATACAAAACCATTCTCACCGGCCCGTTATAGTCCGTCTTCTTTGCGATGTAGTTGTGTAGGTTCTTGGCTATGCCTAGCAACTCGCGGTTCAATTTAGAAGGAGCCCCGCCCACAGCATCAAAACCACCCTCGATAAAATCGAGCCGGTCACGTACCGCGTCCATTTCACTCTTCGCCATCTCTCTTCTCCTCGATCAAAAAACCACCCCTAAGACCCGTTTCCGGGGCCCCTCAGGCCTTAAAATCCGGTCCTGCAGTGTCGGTTCCCTTAAAACGGGCTACCTCGGGACGCCCCGGAGCCCGAAACCCACCCTCAGGCCTTATTCCGGGGCGTCCTAAACGCCCTCCCGGGCCCCTAATCGCCCCTCAAGATTTTACCTAGTTCAGACTCAGGGCTAACAATCTTCTTCATATCGTCAATAATTCTTTGATTTCGCACTGCTCTGTCTCTCCACTCTTTTAAATCAAAAACTAAAATTTCAAGCTCGTCAGCAGAGAGCCTTAAGTCATTAGCAATTTTACTCGCAACATCAGAATTCCATTTAGGGTCGCTTACCATCTCAAGGCCCTCTGTCGTCCGTTTCTAAAATATGAATTCGTTCGTGCATCCAACTTTGAACATTCGGGTTCGCTTCCAGGTTTTGAATATCCAAGGCCGTAAGTTCCCGGACAACTTGCCCTGAAGGTTGAACAATAAAGCCGCGAAGGTTCTTCACCTCAGGGTCTTCATCTTTATAAGCAATTTCATAATCAAAAGTCAGATTTACATACTGCCCGCGCGACAAACTGATCCCCGTCGGCAACGGGGAGTTGTCTATTTTGATTGTTGTAGTCGGCATCTCAGTTCCCCTTCTCTAACAAAACTTCACGGTCATTGTCGAAGAGGCGAAGCCCCGAGAGCTTGCCCCAGTATTGTGATCCGTCAAACCACACTCTCTTTTTGTCCGGGTTCTTGATCTTCGATAGTAGCTTCATTAGTTCTAGCACTGTGAGATGCTTCTTGTTCTGGTCGAATACCGCCTGCCCATAGTCCTCTTCGCCTTTCGCTAGAGGCTTAGGGGATGTTGCCGGCATATCCGAACGCCCGTGGAGCTTGGTGAGTTGATCTTTACTTAATTTGTTGTCGCGCTTCGATGCGAAGAACTCTAGGGGCTTTAATTGCTTCTTCCCTATCTTCGACACCTTTGCCTTAAGTTGCTTCGACATCGCTATCTGTTTCATCGTTTTCGCTTCCGATAGCTTTTGCTTCACTTTGGATTTTGTCGAGTTCTTCATATTCGTCTTCTTCGACATTTGGAAATTCCTTTGCCTCTTTCTCGATTGCTTCGGCGCAGGAGAAACACATCATAGGCAAATCGTCCTCGACATGTACCCCGCGCAAATGGTTACCGCAAAAATATCCTTCGCAAGCGCCATCAGGCCCGACCCCGTGCATCCCGCCGCAAGCGTAGGATAAGCCCCGGTCAATAGTCTCGGTACAACCTGGGTGGTCGCAGAAGGCCTCGATGGCGTAACCAATCTTGCGGCCCTTGCTGTCCTCTCCGCAGTTAGCCCAGCCCATTGATCTTCTCCTTCTTCACCTTCCAGTTTGGGTGGCTATTTGCACCTAGAAACTTTAAGGCGCTTTCTTCATCTGGAAAACTTTTTGCCTTGTGCTGGTGTGCTGTAGGTGTATCGTTGCCGCAGCTATCTAATCCCTGCCTTATATACACTCCGGTTATTTCGTTTCTGATATAATATCTTTCTTCCTCTCTCGCCATATCAATCCCAATCCAGTGAACGGCGATTATGGGCTGTATCTCCCATTCACGCCCCATAGCTTTCCACCTCTCCTCAGAGTCAGAGTGGTTCGGGTAGGGTGCCGCAGCAACGATGCGCTTAGCGTTAGGAAGAGCAATCAACATATCCACGCAGAATTTGCAGGGCGACACCGTCACATAGATCGTGTGTACCCGGCTCGGGTCCGTACAATGCGCTAAGGCATTTACCTCGGCATGAATAGCCTTACATTCCGTCAACGCAGTCCCGCTCGGGGCGTCCGCTCCCTTACAAGGGAACCCTTCGTTACAGTGAGGCTGGCCCTTAGGCACGCCATTGCGGCCGGTCGAGAGGATGTGCCCGTTCTCATCTACGAGAACGCACCCGACCGAACGGCGGATACAAGTAGAGCGTTTCGAGGCTACAGCAGCGTGCTCTAGGTTCGTTTGGTCTTCTGTAGGGCGGTTCATCTCACAATCCTTTTTGATCCTGATTCCCATTGCTTCTCTAACTCTTTCATAAAGGCATATGGTGGGCTTTGTACTCCTGTTATGTATTGTCTAAGCAAATCATCGGAGCAATTAAGGACATCCATAACCTTTGCGAATTTATCCGGATCAGCAACAAGCTTGAGAAGTTGGTTCTGGTGAACGCTCATACCTTCGCAACCTTCCCAGCTAAATTTGACTCTTGAACCACGTCTGCGGCCTTCACTTCCTTGATGCTACTATTCTCGACTGTGACTGAACCATTAGGCCAGATGATCTTTAAGGGAACCTTCGCGGCTCTCGTGTAGCGTATCGTGGCCCAGGTCCCGCTTTTTAACTCCTCCTCGAAACCTGCAGGCGTAGCAATCATCCCATTAGCCTTCGCAACAATGACGCGGTTGCGGTCGAGAGGTGGAGCGGGCCGGTGAAGGACAATCTTCGCCATAAAATCTTCAAGAGGATTATTCCAAACTGAATTAAAATTCCTTAGCTCACGGCAAGGATAAATATTGATCGTCTCAAAGTAGCGGACCTTAGCAATACAATGCGCTTCGTAGTCCGCACCCTCGGCGCCACCATGGTCGAAGTTCAATTTTATTCCTACTTGGTTACAAGCAGAATAAACCTCTCCAAAGATACAGCGAAGCATCGCTTGCTGCTCGGGTGTCATTCCTTTGCGTGTACCTGTGAATCCAATGTTCATCTCACTCTTCCTTCTTCGGAATAACAGTCCAGCGAGCTTGCCCTGTGTATTGATTTACATATAACTGTTCTAAAATATTCTCATTCCACCGCAATCGAGGTGTGGGATAAAAACCTCTTTCTTCTAGCTCTTTAGCTTCCATCACTTATTTCTCCCCTTCGGGGCCTTACGTCCCGAGGTAACATGTACAATCTTCCCACCGCCAATTTGATCTTCAGGTCCTAATACAACTTCACCTTGAGCCGGTTCTAGTTTCGACATCGCCTCTTCAAAATTAAATCCGCTCGTCTCCCAAGGTTTCATCCAAGGTGCAATAGCGCGCATAATCTGCTTCGCCTTATCCCGGGAGTTACCGCGCAAAATCTTTAAGGCCGCAGGCGAATACTCCTTCATGGCCTTCTCTTCCCAAAGCCACGGGGTCAAGACCTTCGCAACCTCGGTTACAATATGACCCTTATAAACAATCTCCCGTTCACGGTCAGTCATCGAAAATACAGTTTCATCATGACTGGTCTTAGGCATCACACCTTCTCCCAAACATACACCTTTTGAACTTCATAAAGGCGCGCATCCCGGGGACGGGAGATTATTTTGTAAGGTTCTTCTTGCTCTTTGTATTGATCCTCAATCCCGAGATACTGCCCAATCCAATTTAGGTTGCTGTGCTCTTCATCGGCTTTCATCAAATAGTATCTGCCCCACTCTGGGTCGTGCCTCGGGTTGGGTTCTTTAGCCACAGGCTTCTCCTCTTCCTTTTTAGGCAATAACGTCTCGGCCATATCCATCGCATGGGCGAAGCTCTCGGCTTCGATCATCTGCCCTTCCTTCTTACTCCGGGCATTGACGCGGATTTTGCGAAGGTACATAGCCCCATCGTCAACTGAGATGAAGCCTGCTTTGCTTCTTGAGATAAAGAACTGCATATCACTCTCCCTTGCGAGCCGCTCTAATTTCTTTGGCCTGTCTGCATCTCTCATTACACCATTCTACTAAAGCCCCACCAACAATCGGGCCTCGGGAAGTTGCGAGTGCGTCAACACACAAAGAGGCGTGAAGTCCAATTGCCGTAAAATGAATCCAGGTTCCGTCTCGGCCTACGTTGACCCTAAGGCCTGCTTTATCAATCGGGATATCAACCGCTAACTCAGGGGCAACAGGCCCGCTCTGAGTTGTAAGTTCAAAAATCCTACTGAGGCTTTCTTTTGCCAACTCAATTTTCGGCATGGAAAGAAGTATCGAAGCAATCTCTTTCAGTCTTTCTTCAGCGTTCATCTTAGTTTCCTTTCTTGGGTTCCTAGCATTAACTTTGCGACTTCTAGCCGTTGTTCGTGACTATTTATTGCGTGTAGTACGGTCTTGGGATCGTGCGTCCATCCGATTGCCTTAGCTATGAGGCGATAGGTCAACTGTGTTTCTCTCCGGAGACGGAAGCAGGCTTCATGGCGCGCGGCAATTGGTATCGGCTCCCTTGACTTCCCACGGACGGCCCGGACTGTAATCCCATATTTGGCTGCGGTTTCTTGTATGATATCGTTAGATGTCTTTACCATCTATCTGCAACCTTCTCTTTCTTTGCTTCTTCCTCCTCAACGTGATCTTGAAACGCAGCAGAAGCGCCCATCCCGGTGAAATGTCCTAAAGAAGACCACCCGCAAGTGCATCTGGCCGCAATACCACCTGCCTCGACCTTTACGCAGCCGTCCACCAACTTATGCTTTGTCATCTTCCTTCTCCACCTTTACAGTCATCTTCCCGCGTGCGGCCGCAATAGCCCCGACTATTATTGATCCAACAGTTCCGAGAAGCACCAGGCAACCGATAAAGCGCCAGAACCCCGCGAATATGAATTCAAGGTAAATCACATATCACCAAGCCTCTCACGCGCATTCCAGATAAGTTCACGAAGCTCATTCATTTTAGGATCAGAAAATTTGCCGTTGTGACGGGCTTCTGTGAATGCTTTAAGCATAACACGAGTTACACCTTCAGCGCCATTCACGTGTCCTCGCCACCAAGCCGGATGCGCTCCATCTGTTGAATCAAGCTCCGGGTTATTGGCCTCTAGCAGTTTCTTATTCGAGGCTTGTAACAATTCAATTGCCTTCTTCTCCTTACCCGGGCAAACAATATCGCAATCCAACTGACAAAATATATCATTCTCTTCATGTATCTCGCAAACCTCAGGAGAGACGCGAGATAAAAGCGCGCGGGTTATCTTCTCGAAATAAGGGTCAGCGGCTTGTGACGCCTTGCTCAATTTTGCAGCGGCCAAAAATTTGAGGGCGTTGTTACAAAGTTTTATGAGTTCTTCATCTGTTGTAGTGGGGCTATTCACTTGTCTGCCCCTTTTCATCTTCCACAGTTCCTATTCCCACATTGGGTTTAACTATCTCCCGCGCGAAATTCTCGGCAATGTGCTTATCGATATAGACCGGGATTTCACCAAAGGCCGTTTCCTCATCGTCCTTAAACCGGATGGGAACCCGAAGGATCGCATCTACAATATTCTCAAACGAACGGGCGGACGGCCAATGATCGATAACAACAGTGAAGCTTCCGTCATCTTCTTTATCAACCTTAAGGATCGGAGCAGTAGTTGTTCCGATTGCCTCACCGCACTTTGTGTAAAATTGAGCGTTAATTACAGGGAACTTATGCTCAACAAGCAAGTCCGCTTTCTCAAGCCTGTCAATAAGCATTCCAATCGGAAGCGAGTTGGATAGACCTAGCTCCCGCGCGAATGTAAAGGCAATAGAGCGGGCCGCAGAAATAGCGTTACAATCCTCTGGTGCTTCCTTTCCTTCTGCCTCCTTCCTCCTCTCAGCTAGCTCCTTGCGCGTCATCGGGCGGGTAGAGCAATTAGCCGAGTGGTGAATGTGGCACCGCCCTAGCTCCGCACAAACGTGTAAAGGGCAAGGGGGCCTCTTCGCTTTCTTATCAGACATCTTACGCACTCCCTTTCGTTTCCATCAATCCAGCAAGGATTTGAGCATTACCTCGCTCAACATTTTTCGCCACAACCTCTAAGACTTGAGCAGAGGTGTACTGCCTTTGATCTTGAAGCGCAGTCAACTTTCCCACGACATTCGAGGCTATCGCAAGAAGCTCTATTGCATTCACTTTGTCCTTGTGCTTATTCATCAAATTCAAAATATCTTGGTAAGCTATCTCATGCTCCGGCTTAGCTAGATAATCGCCCATTAGTGTAACCTTGTCCCGAGAGGAACAACTTGCGGATCAAGTTCATTCCACTGATCAATAGGCATCCAGTAAGGCTTTCCAAAGTTCTCCTTCCCGGTGGCGAAATACTTTATGCAAAGAACACCATCGTGCGGCTCGGCTCCCTGGGGCTCGTAGGGCTGGGGCGGGAGGGCTGTGGCGACAGGAATAGGCGAAGGAGTAGGGGCGGGAGAAGGCGCATCCTCTATAACATCGATACGCTCCGCCATATCATCTTCTGTCATCCCAAACACCTTCCCATCCGGCATCCGCAAAATATATTCCCCGGGCTCAAACAGGTTCGTCTTCAAAGTCTCATTGCCCCTGATCATAAGGCACCAAAGCTCAGTCATCGGAACAGGGAGGATCGCAATAAATCGAAGGTTCACCCAAGCCGGGGCCGTAGACAGATCAAGCTGCTTCCCCGTCCACTTAAAAATATCAACGGGGAGGGGTTTAAGGCGATAACTCATTTCAGTGTTCCTATTTGTTTGATGGCTTCTTAGATGTAACAACGTGCTTGGGCGGGTTGGAGGGGATATACACGCCACCTACGCTGCGCTGGTTCGTCCCGGGTATACAACCTCTATCATCCCGGTCCACCTTCTCTTTATCAGTGAAGATGGCTTTAGAAAAAGAAACACCCAGAGAAATACCAATCATAATTCCGAGAGCCCAGAAGATAACAAAGTCATTCTTCCAGATCCCAATGACGATGTACCTATCAACGAAAAAATAAAGCGACAGGATACAGGCGATGATTAAACCGATCATTTTGATTGGCTCCCTTTCAAGTGATCGCGAGTGTAGGGAATAAGCTTAGCGGCCCCTCGGATATACAAGGGGTGCTTGGGTGTGCCGTCTGAGTTGATGGTAAGACAATGGGTCCAGGGTTTAGTTTCCCAGACATACTCAAGAACAACCCCATCTTGCGCGAGGAGCTTACCGTCCAAGCCCCACCCGAGGATTATAGCATCAGCCTTGCGCAAGGTCTTGGCTAGCTGGTCCCAGTACTCGGGGCCGATGATGTCCTTGTCGTAGCGAACAGCCCGCAACTCCTCGCGGGAGGAGGTACGATAGGCGAAGAGGTTGGCGACAACGAGACGGTTGGAGCCGTTCATCTTCGCGAAGGAAACGCACCGGCGAATAGTCGGGTCATCTTCGGTGGCGTCTGCTGTGCTCGGATTGAGCATAATAAAGAGGGTTGTCTTGGGTTTTGGCGCGGGGTCCGTCTTACGGATGCGCGGGGGCAGAGCCCACTCACGCGTCAACTCATATCGGTAATGCTTGCAATTCGATATGATTGCGCTGGTAGCGGTATATAGATTTTGCTTCGTCATCTCAGATGATCCTTTCTAGTCGCTTTATTCTAGTCTTCTTGGTCTGCGTAAATTCTCAATACCTTCGGGCCTGAACAAGTTGGTTCAATCTTCATAGCGCGAATTGAATTTACGCCTTCGCCAGACGCCTCAACTAAAACCTCGCAATCCAATTCGCTTATGAATACAGCATCAAGGAGCTTCTTCATCTCTCTTACGGTCATTTTGTTTCTCCTAATATCCGTTCACGCTCTGCCTTGAGTTGTTCTGGTGTGAATTCGGGCGTTCCATAATGCTTTCCGGTAAAGTGCCGGTTGTAATAGGCATCATAAAGAGCTTTATGGTCGATGGAGATTTTTGTCTCCTTCAAAAGCTTACCATGAGCAACCTCTCCACGCGTCCAAACGCTATGATCATCGGACATAGCATAATACCAATCGTGACAAGCGAGAGCCTTATCAAATTCTTTTAAGTTCATTCCCTTATCCTTTCTTTATCAAATCAATAACCTGTTGAGCGGTAACAGGTTTGGCTTGATCGTAAGTCTCATAAAAATAATCTCCAGGCTTTAGCTGATCACGCCAGCCATGAAGACGTAAGATTTGATTTGTAGCCATATCTTTACAGACAAGCTCTCGGCATCCAGAAGGCTCTTGGCGAATTACCCGGCAAAATTTGTTCTCGGATGGCACGCCACCAAGATAGGATCGAATGTCAATTTGGAATGGAGCTTTCATGTAATCGTTCCTTATCAAAGAGCCCCTATCTGTGCCCCAGAAAACTTATCAACCCATTCATCGTCAGCTTCACGAGTTATCATAATTTTCCCCTTCTCTACAACTTGATAAAATTCCGGGGCTATCCTTGCTTTCTGATAATTCCGAAAAGTCTTTATAGAAACCCCTCTCAATAAGCACCATTCCTTTAATGATAGAGATAATCCAATTTTATGACGAAGTTTTATCTCATCAATATTCTCTTTCGTCTCGCTCTGTTTATCAAAACCTAATCTCTCAATCATTTTCTTAAGATTAAGTGGTGTAACGTCAAACCATTCACCATGGAGACGATAAGAAGAAAAATTTTCATGTATAACAGTTTCAATCCTCCTCAAGTCAGAATTAGGAGGGAACTTAAACACATGAAATATTTTCAATACAACAGGGGACCCAACCTGAAGTTCACGAAGTCTCTGGGCAACAGACTTCTTCCTAGTTGATCCAATCTTAGTTGGGGCGCGACCTGTCGCTGCGGCAATAAGATAAATCCCACTCATATCAAAACTCCTCGGTCCCGCCCTTCTTCGCGGCTGTGCCTGTCGCCTTCGTGTCCGGGGCCTTGGGCGAAGGCAACTCCCAAAGGTTCATAGGCTTACCCCCGACCTTCTTGACGTTACTCGACCCGCCTTTATCCTGGAGCATACGGTAGACCGATTGCCTAGAACGCCCATAGTCAACTCTTCGTTGATCGAGATAGGTAAAAAGGTCCACAGAGCGGAAATAAATAAATTTCCCGTCATTGTGTGGGCGCCCAGTCCATACTTCATCGAGGGTTTTGGCTTGGGCCTTTTGGAGACAAAACATCTCAATGTGATCCCAGAGCAATCCCTTCGGGCCTGCCTCAACGGGGAGTTGTATTATGTCGGCTCCTAGTACCATCTCCCCTAGCGTCTTAATCCACTGGGCTGGCGGAAGGTGGACGGGTATGATGCCTAGCTCGCCTAGACAATACTTGTTGAAGCTGTCGCGGTTGTAGAGCGTTTCGTTGTCCATGAAGAGCCGCGAGCCCGCAACTTCTAATCCCCACCACACTGGATCGCCAGGGGACGTTATGTAACGGGTCATGCCGCCTATCTCTAGGACGCCCTTGCGCGTCTCGCCAATTCCATACTCACGCTTGAGGCACTCTGGCTTATTACAAAAGTCACATATGGGCGCTTCTTCGCATTTGTATTTGTACTCTTTCTTAGAGACTGACTTGCGTATCTCGTTAATCTCGTTCTTAGAGAGAAGAGGCTTGCAAAACTCAGCGTTGTATTCGTCCAGCTTGTGTTCCCAGTCACCCGGGAAGCGGGACTTTAGGTACACAGCAACATCAAACATCCCATCGTTGCGCGTCCCGTCCGGAAAGCCACCATCTTCGTGCAGTATCTGGAGGCAAGGCGGGGCCTCAAAGAGAAGTGTATCACCCTCGGGGCGCTTGAGGGCTTTTGTCTTTACGTTATCGAAGGTGACCTTTGACTTTTCCGCGCGGTCGAGGAAGGCCCCTAGTTCGGCTTTCTCGCCGTCTAGGATGCCGTAGCGGTTACAGTCTTTCCCGAATGCCCCGAAATAGGGCATGTTGATCCAATTGCCGAAGTCCTCGGGGGAGCCGCGCCCACTCTGCTTGGGGAATATCTCGCACCCGCCAAACCCAAGCTCAGCAGACCAATCGGCTAAACGCTCGCGGACCTTCGCGGCCTCGACTGGCTTTTTGAAGAAGATATAGAGGTGAGCGCCACCCGACTTAGAGCGGCATATCAGCAGCGGATATTTCTTCGCCTTTATCTTCGCTTCGAGCTTCTTGTGATTGATGTCGTTTTGGTCGATGTCGAGGGCTGACCAAAGTACGCAATTGTCGGCCATCAAGGGTATAACACCCATAGCATCAGACGGGGAGGCCCCGAAGAGGTGCTTTATATAGTCCTCTAGGGTTGCGCCGCGCTTGTGGGTGATGGCGCGGCCTTTGACTTTGCCGTTAGCTTCTTTGGTCTTTATCTCGTAGGTGCCGAAGGCTTCTTCATAGCCCGCGAAGAGAGCGGAGAAGCGCAAAGCCAGCGCGTTCTGCTCATCCGTCATGGATGGTTTCTTTGCCATATATCCCTAGTCCTTATATAAGCAGCTGCGAGTGAATGTGCGCGCTTAAAAGACAACCGGGATTTTTTCGGGGATGTAAGTGAACTCGCCTGTGGGCTGGCCCTTGCTCCGGTCGATGTGCTTAGAGAAGCGCAGCCACATGAAGTGAGGAATGCTCAGCTTTGCTAGAGCAATGCCGACCATCAGCGGGGCGAGGGGATCGCCGATGGCCCAGAGGATATAATCATTCCAATGATCGAAGTTTTTCAGACCCTTCTCAATCTCCCCGAGAACCAGGAGAGGATTTTGAGATGCCTTGACGTCTTCGTGGAGGAGAGATTTGATTGTGCCGAACTTGCGGGCAGGATCAAGATTGATTGGTGATGCGCGGTTCTTCTGACGTGGTTCTTGAACGAGATAGACTGTAGGCATAATTATTTCCCCAAGTTATAGAAACGAAAAAGCAGCACTCATAACTGGTCCCAACCAGAGTGCTGCCTTCTCAATATAGCGCCCCGTCACATGACGGTCCTTGCTTCGGGGCAGTTCAGGCCTTCTAGGATTTCGAGCAATCCCCAGGGGCATCATCAGGGTGGGGGAGGAGAAAGTCAAAAGTCCAGTGCCGCGACCTACGCCTAGTTAGCCTCCGGAAAATGAGAAAGGGAAGAGGTTAGTAAAAAGGCCCGAGGCTTCGGGGTTTCCGGCCCCTCCCGGGGGCGTAGGGGAGTGGATAGGGCTTCGCGGCTCGGGATAGACCGGCCCCGGGGGAGATGTGCGCCTGCAGGCCTTAAAAATGGCGCGGGAGGGGAGGGATTAAGCGGGCTCTTCCATTAGATCGAAGTCCTCGATGCGGGCTGTAGTCTCGGGGAAGACGTGGGGCTTGAACCAATACTTCGGGCCGTCACCTCTTACCATGTTTTCCATATGTGTGACTGCCTCTAGGTGATCTGGATTAGCGCACTGACGGACTTTACAAAGATGATCAACCACTAGGCCTTTAGGAACTTCTTTCCCATGGAACAGTTTCCAAGCCGCCCGGTGAATATATTCGCACCTACCCTCAAACCATATCTTAACGTGGGACTTATCTTCGCCCTTGCCGTTGTCGGCACTGCCTTCATATATCCAGCACCCACAATGCGGGATTGTGAAGCAACGGTTGAAAATATCCTCTAGGGTCTTGATTGGGGGATTAACGTTCACCGGGAATTTTCCTTCCAATGCGGCGGAAATTCTTATTACGCTTTGCGATACGAGCGTCAAATTTATCGAGGCCCCTGCGGGCATCGTAAGGTTCGCGCTCGATAGTGCGCTTGATCTCTTGGGCCTTCGCTTCTTTCATCCCGCGCTTCCTCGCTAGCCAATATGCCTTATTCGCTCGCACTTCAAGAAGGTCTTTCGCTGCGGCGTGACGTCTCCGGAGAAGGGCGCGATGGAGTACTGCTTTTAGGTCATCGTCCTTTAGCGTTTCGCGAATTGCCTTCACGAGAGACACTAGGTTGTCTTCATTGAAGAGAACTAGCTCAATTTCATGGCGGAGATATTTGTACATCCTGTCCATCTCCCGCTCCACCCGTTCTTGCGGGGTGATCAGGTAATCTTTTACTTCGTATTTTTCGAGACGGTCAGGGAATTTAGTTTTGGGCATTTTGTTTTCTCTTTTCTTCCCGCTTCTCAAAAGCACGCTGCCTTTGTTCTAGTTTCATTTTGAAAATGTTAAGTTCACTTCTTAGATTTCCTCTTATCTCTTTGCTTAGGGTCCTGTCTTTCAGTTTATCTTCAATCAACCTAATCCATTTAAGAAGCCCGCCAAATGTTCCATTCCTTCTTTTAGCGTCCATGTTCTTTGGATCGCTATGCCACTTCTTCATACGCGCGGATTGTTCCATTTTATTTCGAGGGTCTTTCCAATACCTTTGCCTTCCCATTTTTACCGCAGCAGACCAGTGCCTCTTAAATGAGGGATTTTTGTGAAGCTCTTTCATTCTCTGAGACTGTTCCAACGCGGCCTTCGATCCTTTTTTCATTCTCTTCGCTCCAAGGCTAGCGGGACGGATAATATATACTAAAGCCTTGAACTATTTTAAGGACGCTGATGGGAGGAAAAGGAGGTGAGGCCGGTACGGTAATACTAGGGAAAGGCAGATATAGTTTTTTTCTATAACTATCTTGATTTTGTATCGTGTATAACCTGTAGTGGTACTTAACCCATAAACATAAGGCTAAGTTACAGGTTATAGAGAAGGTTATAGCAGTTATTCAATAACTTGGGAGAAGATGTAGATGATACGGGGATTAGTTTAGTTATGGTTGTAAAAAAATTCGCTATTCTCCAGTGGGTCCTCGTTCATGTAAAAAATATATATCTGGCTTTCTCGCGTATATAACCGGAGACGCTTCCCCGTCTCTCCAATGATTTCGCGGCGATGTTGTACTTTTTCTGGGTATAACCCTTATAATCACTGAGCAACTTGTGGGTGTGATTTCGCTGGTTCAAACCAATTCACATCACCACAAAGCTATTCCCCGTACTGGCTAACGTTTATCCTCCTGCCCTATTGATTAGTGACTGATGCGGGCGGGGGCCGAAACCAAATTGAATGAGCATTTCGTAATTGAAACGAATATGATGAGTGAGGCACTCGCTCAAAGTGAAGTTTCAAATCTCGGCTTTGACGTCACGTGGTTGAATACCAGAATTGAATTAAGAACCAAAAACGGAAGACGGGTGATCATCACCTCGCTCTTCCCATCCTACATCTTCGTAGCATTCGACCGTAGACAGAACTATTGGAAACGCATAATACAATGCCGAGGTGTTAAGCAAATCCTCGGCTCCACACCCGATAAACCTCAACCATTGCCCGCTGGAGCTTTAGACTTAATCCGGTCACGGTTCGCGGCAGGTGAGTTTTCGGGGGTGGAGCCGAAGGAGAAGAAGACCGAAGAACCAAAACGTGTGCTACAACGTCGCGTTGAAGAAGGTGACTTGGTCTTAGTCGAGATGGGAAGCCTGGGCGGAAAGGTTTCTGGGGTTTGTACGATGAGCGCCAAGGACAGAGTGAAAGTCCTAATGGAGTTCATGGGTGGGTTACGCCAGTTGGAATTTGCTTCCTCTCGCGTAACATTAGCAACTAGCAATATATCAAAACAACTTGAACTAGCCTAGCTAGCATCGACAGGCCACCTTGCCCTCGGGCAATCCAACCTCACGTGTGTAGCTCGGCCCTACCAACTTCCAGAACTAATGGGAGAGCGTGAGCAATGGCCAAACCCGCACGGAAGCCAAAGCCCAAGACCAAAGCTAAAGCGAAGGCGACAAAGAAGCCAGACGGCCCGAAGATCAAAAACAACTTCGTGTCCAGACGCCACCATGCCGCGTCATTAGGCAAGCGTCCCCCGGTCGAGGGTGCTGAGCTTATCCTTCCTAAAGCCAAGGCTGGGCGCCCTTCTCTCTACAAACCTGAAATTTATTGGCCTATCCTTGAGCGCATCTCGGCAGGTGAAAGTCTCATCCGCATTTGCGCGGAAGAAGGCCAGCCTGATGCGAATACAGTAAATGGCTGGGTTACTCGATATCCAGAGTTCAAAGAGAAATACAAAGAAGCTCTGGCCCTTCGCACCCATCACTGGGCTGAACAGCTTGTCGAGATTGCCGACACTCCTGAGATAATGGAGAAGGTGATCACGAAGACGGGCGGCAAGGAAGGCGACACCGAACAGGTCATCAGTGGCGATGCTGTTGAGCACCGCAAGCTCCGGATCGAAACCCGGTTGAAGATGATGGCGCGCCACAATCGCGCGGAGTATGGGGAGAAGGTTGAGACTTCTGGCACAATGGAACATAACCACACCATCAAGGTTATCCGGATGCATGCTGTGAAGCCGAAGCCTTGGATTGAACATGAGGGATGAGAAAGCAGAAGCCGAAATCTCTGATAAGGAAGCGTTGGATTGGGATTACGCTGAAGCATTCAAACCGCTGATTGATCCGAGACGCTACAAAGGCGCGCGAGGTGGGCGTGGTTCTGGTAAGTCTCACTTCGTTGCTGAGCGTCTTGTGCTTGACTGTATTGAAGAGCACCACCGCGTTGCTTGTATGCGCGAGTTTCAATCTTCAATATCTGAGTCAGCGAAAAGAACCATTGAAGATAAGATTGCGAAGTTCAAGCTAAGTAAGCTCTTCAAGATCACAGACAATGAGATCAGAGGGCCGAATGACTCGCTGTTCATCTTCAAGGGTCTTCACGGACATACCGCTGAATCCATTAAATCACTGGAAGGGTTCACAAGGCTTTGGGTTGAAGAAGCTCAAACAATCTCTCAAAACTCGCTTGATCTTGCGATCCCAACTTTCCGCCAGCATCCTGGCCTCGCCATACCTGAACTTTACTTTACGTGGAACCCGGGCAAGCCGACTGACCCAATTGAGACGATGTTCGCGGAAAACTCGGGTGACCCCGACTATGCCTGCGTCACCGTAAACTTCCGGCACAATCCTTGGTTCCCGGATGACTTGAAGAAGGACATCGCACGCGACAAGCGCCGCAACAAAGACAAGTACACGCATATCTGGTTGGGTGGATATAAGAACGCTTCCGAGGCGCGTGTATTTAGTAACTGGCGTGTTGAATATTTCGAGACGCCCGCTGACGCTCGCTTCTACTATGGCGCTGACTGGGGCTTCTCGATTGACCCGACAGTGCTGGTGCGTTGCTTCATCGACCACAAAAAGAAAATCCTGTACGTTGACTATGAAGCGTACAAGGTTGGATGTAAGCTAAAGCAAACGCCCGCTCTCTTTGATCTGGTTCCCAATAGCCGCAAGTGGTCGATTGTTGCCGATAGCGCACGACCCGAGACGATTGACTTGATGAAGGATGAGGGCTTCAAGATCGAGCCCGCTATCAAAGGGCCCAACTCCGTCATTGACGGGGTCGAGTTCCTTCAAGACTATGACATCATCGTTCATCCTCGGTGCGTGTACGTTGCCGATGAACTGGCGTTCTATTCGTATAAGACCGATAAGAAGACCAATGAAGTGCTGCCGCAACTCGAAGACAAGAAGAACCATGTCATTGATGCCTTGCGCTATGCGGTTGAGAGCGTGAGGCACTCAAAGGATATATCAGTGTCAGATGGCTTTGTGGTGGCTCTCGATCAATTGACGAAGCGGGGTGGTGGAGGTGGACGTTTCCACGCTCCCCAACGGAACATCATCCGGAGAGGAAGATGAGAGGAAATTGGTCTAGGCGCACCGTCCTAATTGACGGCAACCGCATCGACTTCACTTTGGCAGAATGGTTCTTGTTCCGTGAGCTTTTGGCGGAGCGGGGCACGCCAATTGATTCACTCTCGCTTCACAACAGGATGTATAACCACAGGCGAGATGGCGGACCAAGCTTGAATACAATGGCGAAACACATGGATGCGGTTCGTAAGAAGTTAGAACCCACCCGCTTCCGCATTCCCAAGATAAGGGGAACCGGGTGCTTCCAAGGCGGACGATGGATCAAACTCGAAAGGCTTGAATATGCTCAAGCGTAAAGCCATCCCAAGAAAACAAAAGACGCGAGCCATAGCAAAGCCCAAGCCACAAGCGGGCTTCGTGATGACTGTCGCGCAAAAGCTTCAGAACCTTCTCGATGGCTTAAGGGGGATGGCGTCTGAAAAGTTCTCCCGTCGCAAGATGTTTGAAATCCACCAGCCTTTCCCCGGTGTCGTTCCCGTCAGCACCAAGAAGGAAACGCTTTTAGCTATGGACAATGCCATCGGGTCCATGAGCTCATTTGCTTTCGCCATGGGCGGTTGGGACCAAGCCGGGTTCCTAGGTTACGCCTTCTTATCCGAGTTGTCGCAGATAACTGAATACCGCCGTCCCGCTGAAATCCTCGCCAACGAGATGACGCGTAAGTGGGGCAAGCTTGTTTCAACATCCGATGATGAAGCCAGCAAGCGCAAGCTCAAAGAACTGGAAGATGATCTCAAGAAGTTCAATGTCCAGGAAGTCTTCGGCATCGCTTTCGAGTTGGACAACTTCTTCGGCATCGGGCATATCTACATTGACGTAGGCACCGAGGGCGAGGAACTAAAGTCCCCGTTGCTGATCAACAAGACCAAGATTGGAGTGGGAACGCTCAAGGCACTACGGCCTGTTGAGCCGATGTGGACATATCCGAATGTCTACAATGCGAACAATCCGCTGAAGGATCAGTTCTATGATCCTGAGACGTGGTTTGTGATGGGGACTGAAGTCAACAAGTCGAGACTGTTGCGCTTCATCTCGCGCCCCATTCCCGATATGCTCAAACCAGCATACTTGTTCGGTGGTGTATCGCTGACGCAGCTTATGGAGCCCTACGTCAACAACTGGCTCCAGACCCGTCAAAGCGTTTCGGAAATCACCCGCAATTATTCAACGCCTGTCCTTAAGACGGACATGGACCAGATGACACAGACGCAAGGCGCGCAAGTCGTTGCGAACCGTGCTGCTGTCTATAACATTATGCGCACCAACCAAGGTCTTCTGGTGTGCGACAAGGAGAAGGAAGACTTTGAAATTGTCTCGGCCTCTCTCTCTGGCTTAAGCGAGCTACAGGCCCAGGCAATTGAGCAAATGGCATTCCCCGCCGGCATCCCTTTGGTGAAGCTCCTCGGGGTTACGCCCTCGGGACTTAATGCTAGCTCTGATGGCGAAGTGCGTACGTTCTATGACTCGATTGCCTCACTCCAGGAGAAAGTAGGCACGCCAAACTTGATGAAGATCATCGAGATACTTCAACTAAACCGCTATGGGGTTATTGACCCGGGCATCAAGTGGGAGTGGGCTCAGCTTTGGGAACTGGACGAAGAGAAGAAGGCGGCATTGCGTAAGACGGATGCCGAAACTGACGTCATCTACCTTGAAGCGGGCATTCTTGATGGGAAGGCAATCCTCGATAAGCTCTCATCTGACCCTGACTCAAGGTATGCTGGACTTGACCTTGGGGAACTGCCTGATCCGCTCGCTGCGGGCCAGAACGACTTGAGCCTTGAGGATGTTGTTGGGGAAGTGTCTGCTAAGTCTATCCTCAAGGATGAAGAGGATGATCCGAGGGAGACACGCCAAGGAAGAGCAGCGCCAGAGCCGAGGCCCGCAAGGACAGCCGAGGAAGCGCGACCCGCTGAGCACCAGCCACCGGGCCGTGGCGAGGAAAGAAACGCAGGAAGAAGTTTAGCTGAAAGGAAACCACTGAGATGATTAAGGGCAATCGAGGCAAGGTTACATCAAAGGATGCCGCTTGGATCGCCAAGCACAAGCGCAAGAACCAGGAAGTGCGGTCAACGAAGAATGGACACCCATACGCAGTTCTTCGGGCTTCGGTTATGAAGAAGCGCAACCCATTCAATAAACGTTAGTCGGGTGGGGATAGGCGATGACATTACGGGAAGAGAATGACCGCCGAGATAGGCGCGACTTAGATCGCAAGTTTGAGAAGCTTGATATGGACATAAAGAATGTTGCCGCCATTCACGCTCAAGAGATGAGCGACATGGAAGGCCGGATGTCCGAAGTCGCTACATGGCAAGGAACCCATGATGCGAAAGACGAAGAGAGATGGAAGAACAACGGAGAGAAGTGGGCAGCTAACGATAAAAGGCATGAAGGCATGGACCTAAAGCTCAACGCCATCATCGGCACATCAATCCTAACACTTCTATCTGCTCTTGGCTTCTTCGTGACGCTCTGGATTGATCGTCAAGAAGGCAAGTCAGCGGCAGCAAAAGAACCTCCCCGTATTGCCCAACAATGGGAAAACCAATGAGCGTCTTGCCCCGTATCTGCTACCCTTTATCCGAGGATGCTGAATATAGGGCAGGGCCTCGGAAGTGGAGCGTTATTTGTAAGGTTAAGGACGCGAGCGGGAAGATGGTTATCAAGTCGCCACCTGTCAATGTTATTGCCTTAAGTGAAGCGGCGGCTAATCAAAAGGCCATCGCCAATCTCAAGGCGCAAGGTTTCTCTTCGGTTGAAGTCTACAGCACAATGGAGATATGAAATGAGTGTCCTTCCGAAGATCGCCACACCTAACTCCTTGGCTATGGATCAGAAATGGACTGTAGAAACCATTGACGAAGGCACTCCACACAAGATCAAAAACCTGGAAGCCTCTTCTTATGAGGGTGCGATTGAACGAGCAAAGAGAGTTTATCCACACTTGAAAGAACGGAAGCTAAAGGCTTTCATCACAGGCATTTAAAGGCAGAGCGCCATGCCCAAGAAAACAAATGAAACAATCCTCCCGTCCATCAAGCCCAATGCTGTTTTGGAAGCTCGCTTCCGCAAGCGCCTAAATGCTTTGATCGAGGAGATGAACAAGTCCGTTATCTATTGGATCGCAGCCCAGTGGCGCAAGGACACTCCAGTATTGGCCGAGGACGCGAAGCGGAGGACCCCGGCTGATAAGCTCGCTGAACAAATGGAAGAGCTAGCGGAGAAGTGGAAGGCTCGCTTTGATGAGGCAGCGGAAGAGTTATCCGAATACTATGCCCAAGGCATAGCAGACCGTTCAGACAAGCAGTTGCGCGCGGCACTTCGCAAGTCGGGCTTCTCGGTCGAGTTCAAGCCGACCAAGGCCCAAAAGGATATCATCTCAGCGACAGTCCACGAGAGCGCAGCACTTATCAAGTCAATCCCGGACAAGTATCTAACGGACGCAACCGGGGACATTATGCGTTCAGTCCAAAAGGGCGGGGACCTAGCGGGGCTCTCTAAGAAGCTCCAAGAGAACTACGGGGTGACGAAGCGTAGAGCACACACGATTGCCCGCGATCAGAACAACAAGGCAACCGCTGCCTTGAACCGGGGCAGGCAGATCGAGTTGGGGATCACCGAGGCGATATGGCGCCATAGTCACGCAGGCAAGTCTCCTCGCCCAACGCATGTGAAGATGAACGGGAAACGCTACAACGTTGACGAGGGAATGTGGGACTCAGCTGTTGGTGAATATGTCCTGCCTGGACAGCTTATCAATTGCCGGTGTACTTCCCGCTCGGTCATAAAGGGGTTCATCTGATGTCCGTTCTTCCGAAGATCGCTCTGCCTAATTCTTTGGCTATGGACGCGAGTGAGTTTTATAACAGCAAGTCCGAAGCAATTGAAGCCGCAAAGAAGGCCCGAGAGAAGGGCCGCACAGTAAAGATATTCGAGCACAAGCAGAACATTGTTCATGCGAACAGCGGTGGAAGCCAGAGGGCGGAGACTGCTGTGAGGTACGAAGTCAAGGATGTCTAATGCCCCGAGAACCAACCCGAGATTTCGACTTCTTCAAACGGGTCATGAAACGTTGCCGACAATTCGGAATGAATGATTCCGAGATTGCGCGCGGCCTGGGCGTAAACCCGAGAACTGTTATATTTCACATAGGCCCAGGACGTACTTGGGCGAAAACAAAGAAGGCGAATAATTTTCTTGGCCGTGTAATGAGCCGCTTGATAACCGCCCCAATTCGTTTGAAACAGAAAGACATTGCGGAGTTGTATGGCTTCTCTTCCGCTTATGTCTGCGTGCTGATTAAAGAAGCCCGCTATCCTTGGACTATTTAACCGCACAACCCGCACAAAGGATATGAATATGAACCTCCCGCTTGATAGTGAGCCGTTTAAATTCACAGAAGAACAACTCAAAGCCTTGACGACCACCATGGAGCCCCCGCCTCGGGATGTTGATGCGGAAATTAAGGGCGAGTTGATCAAGGCAATTGGTTATCTCTTCCCGAGCATCGGCCTATTTCTTCGCACAATCGCAACTGCGAAGGAGGAGAACCGCAATGTTATTATCCCGGTGGTTTTCACTTGCGATGGTAAGGTTCTTATCCAAGAGCCAATTGTTATTAAGTCGCAGGAAGTGGCTCCGAAACCCGAGGAGAAGGGCGCTGAGGAAAAAGGCACGGATGGCGCTGCGCCGGTGAGTGCCTAGCATGGAGAGGACGGATGCCGAACGTGCGACTGACATAAGAAATGAGCTTAGGCCTCATCTTAATGCTGTCGCTGACGTGTTGGAAAAATCAAAACAATTAGGCTTAACAGTTCGTTTCGATATTGGCAATGACAGCAACAATCGGGTTGTCGTCAAGGAAATAACAATTTCCAAACCTCTATAGGTGATACATGAACGCAATTGTAAAACAGATCGCAGAGAAATTTTCCTCAGTCAAGGATATCTCGACTGGTAACGGCAAAATTACTTTGGCGCTCGGCAAGGATATGTTGCCCGAGGAGATGGACCAGTTGCGTTCATTAATTGATAAGTTCTTTTCGGAAGAGAAGGTGGAGAAGGAACACCAAGATGGGCCGGGTGGACAAAAGCTCGGTGGCGGCTTGGTGCTCCTCGCTCCCACGGGCCGTGTCCTTCTTCTTAAGCGCGCGGACCATGAAAAGAATTATGGAGGCCATTGGGGGCTCCCGGGCGGGAAGGCAGAAGACGGGGAAGGCCCCGAGGATGCTGCCGCCCGGGAGTGTTTTGAAGAGACGGGCTACCAAGCCGTTGAAGTTGGCGAAGAGATTAGCAACGTCAACACTCCAAACGGGTTCAACTTCGTAACCTTCCTTCACAAATGCCCCGCTGAGTTTGTTCCTGACTTATCGGATGGCGAGCACTCTGCCTTCCAGTGGGTTGAGCCGGGTTCGCCTCCCGAGATGACACATCCTGGCGTAGCGGAGACGCTCGCGGGATTAAATGTGTCGCAAGCCTCTGACTCAATCGCTTTCGATTGGAGCACTGTCCGGGACTTCGATGACGTTGGGCGAATGAAGGTCGCGTTGGCGCACATCTCTAAAGCTTGCGTCAATCCATACTATGGAAAAGAAATCCCCGGCTGCGAAGCCTTGGGCCTCGATCCAGAGCGTATTTACCAATTGTTCCGCGACCCTAATGAACTGGAGAAGGCCGCGAGTACATTCAACAATATTCAAATTCTCATCCGACACACCCCGGTGACCGCTGACGATCATAAGCCGGATGAGATTGTGGGCACCACCGGGACTGAGGCTGCGTTCAATCCGCCTTATCTGGACAACTCGTTAACGATCTGGTCAAAGGAGGGGATTGCCGCGATACAAAGTGGATTACAAAAAGAACTGTCGTGCGGATATGGATACACCCCAGTCATGGAGCCCGGGGAATATCAAGGGCAACCCTATGATGGGCGCATGACGAATATCAGGGGTAATCACGTCGCCCTTGTGAGCAAGGGCCGTGCTGGCCCTGATGTTGTAGTTGGAGATGAAGCACTCAAACCCAAACAGGAGAAACAGATGAAGACAAAGCCGCTCTCACGGACGGCAGTCATGGTCAGGGCGGCTCTTACCGCCTTCATCATGCCGAAGATCGCTCTGGATCAGGAATTGAAACTGACCACGGCGCTCACGACCGGATTGAAGGACTTCAACCGGAAGGCCATGGAAAAGAAAGGCTTCAAAGAGGCCATCATCAAGATGGCGCGGGACGCGGCTGAGCCGCTGCTGCCTGAACCCGTAAAGAAAGAGGGCATTGGACCGGATGCGGTCATGATGCGCCTCCTCGATATGGTCGAAGGTCAGGCGACTTCCGAAGCTCCGGAGATGGATGCGGCAGGCGTTGCCGGCCCTGAAGCCGCAGTCGAGGAAGATGCCGCAGCGGTTGCGGCTCCTGGCGAGGATGGTGGTGAATGGCGCAAGTCAGCTATTGACGCCATGGTCCAGAAAGGCATGTCGGAAGACGATGCCAATGCTATCTGCGACATGTTCCCGAAGACCGGGGCAAGTGATGTGAAGGAAGAAGACACATCAAATGCCGAGGATAACGAGGAAGAAGTTGCGGAAGACGATACCGAAACCCCTGAACAGAAAAAAGCCAAGGAGGAAGAAGTGAAGAAAGCCCAGGATGCGGCAATCACCACCGCCAAGACGGAAGTCAAAGCGGAAATGTTCCAGACCCTGAAAGATATCCGCGCTGCTGAAAAGGCCGTGCGTCCTTTGATCGGGGAAGTCTCTATCGCTGCCGACAGCGCCGCTGAAATCTATATCGCGGCACTCAAGCACTGTGGTGTCGCAACCGATGGCGTTCACCCCTCTGCCTTGCCGGCCTTGGTCGAAATGGCAGTCAAGAGCCGTGACACCAAGAAGACCAACCATGTTGTCGGTGACGCTGCCCTCTCGGGTGACGTCCTCGCTACATTTGAAAAGGACAACGGCATTGCTAGCCGTTCTGTCCGCGTCCTCAACTAAAGCAACAATGAATAGGAGAAATTGATATGGGTTTTCCCCGTCAAGTAAACGTCCAGCCCGCGGTTGCGGTTGCTGGTGACTTCGCTTCGGACAATCCGCGCGCGACTGTTATTGCGGGCGTTGGTGCGTTCATCGCTGGCGCTCTCGGCCTGACTGTCGCGGCTTTCGCTTGGTCTGACCCGGATGATCCGGCTTTGCTCAACAGCTTTGGTTCCGGTCCTGTGACTGGCTTCATTGGTCGTGAAGGCCTTCGCGCGGATATCATCACCCCTGGCCCGGGATATCCGGATGCCAGCATGACGATCCTCGGCGGCTCCTTCATTACCGCCTACAGCACCGGCGACTTCTTCGTTGTTAACAACGGCGCTGCGGCCTCGGTTATTGGGCAGAAGGCATATGCCGACTTCTCGACCGGGCTGGCGAGCTTCGCGGCCACGGGCACTCCGCCCACTTCGGCTGTTATTGGCGCGGGCACGATTGCGAAGAACGTCTTGAACGTCTCCGCTATCGCGATCAACGCTTTCACCGGCTCGATCAGCGGCACCACCCTCACCGTCTCTGCCGTCGCCACAGGGGGCTTGTTCCCCGATCAGGTGATTGCGGGCGGTAATACGTCAAACCCGGTTGACCCCGGCACGGTTATCGTGTCGCAGTTGACGGGCTCTGCCGGCGGCACGGGCACTTACGAAGTGTCCATCAGCCAGACTGTTGCTTCCGGGTCGATGACCGGCAGCGGTGGCTTGCTCACCGTCACCTCGCTTACCTCTGGCAAAGTTTGGGTGGGTCAGTCTATCACCCATTCCAGCGTCCAGGTCGGGACCTTGGTCACGGCGCAGGTTAGCGGAAGTGGCGGCGCTGGGACGTATGCCGTTAGCGTTGCGCAGACGGTTGCGAGCGTTGCGACTGGCGTTCTCTCAGGTGCCGTTCTTACCGCCACCACCCTCACCTCGGGTGCGTTGCGTGAGAATGATACCCTGTCGAGCACTTCCGGCACCTCCAGCATCCTCCCGTTCGGCACGGGCGGCACCACCGGGGTCGGCATCGGCGGCTCAACTACCTATGCCCTTAGCGATGATGGCAACTACGGCGACACGGACTTCACTGTCAAGAGTGGCGTTGAAACGAAATGGTATGCGATGTCCGCCAATGCTGTTGGCGAACTCGTGACCATCAGTGCCACGC